TCGGCCAGGTCGACCACGCGGTCGCCGATCACAGCGCCGAAGCTGTCCTTGCCGTTGTATTGATAGCTGATGAGTTTCATGAGAATGCCTTGGAGCGGGTTGGGGAACGGGTTGGAGCTAGCCCAGCCGACCCCCGATGCGCATGGCGGACTCGGTGATCAGGTGGACCATCTTTTCAAGGTCGACGATCGCGAGACGCGAGGTATCGAACACCAGTGAGATGGCGGCCCATGCACCGCCATCGGACTTGGGGATGGGCGCCGCCACCGCCGCCAGTTGCGGCTCCAGCTCGCCCTTGGAGACGTAGTGGCCCGCCTTGCGGATGGCCGCGTAGTGGCGGCGGAACTCGGGCCACTCCGCGGGAAGGCCGCAGCGCACGAGCTCGTCGTGGTGCGATGCAAAGACCTTCTTCAGTTGCGTCGAGCCGAACGAAGCGAGCAGCACCTTGGGGGCGGCGCCCAGGAACAGCGGCCTCGGGCGGCCGCGCCCATAGGCGCGCCCTCCATCTGTGCTGGTTGGAGATCCAGGATGCGCGGGATGGCGCTGTCGCGCCTTGGGATTGCAGCAGATTGCGCCTCTCGGGCAGGGCGGGGGAATTGCTCGCAAGCGGGCATGACGAAAGGGCTCCCTCCGCCGCCCCTGGAGGACTAGCAGAGAGGGCAACGTCGTCAGCGGTCCCGCGTACGCTTCCCGTATGCCCCCTGACCCCACTGCCCCTGGTTCCGTGCGGTCTGCGGCCGACCTCAACGACCGGATACGCACCCTCTTCCTCAACGCCGGCGGGTACCTCCGCCCCCACGAACGGGCCGAGTACGAGCAACTCGTCACCGCCTGGGCGATCGCCGACGCAGCCGAACGTCGTCCTGCCTACGCCGAGGCAGCCTGACTCCGGGCACGACGAAGCGGCCCTCGCCCTCCCGAGGAGGACGAGGGCCGCTGATGCAGTGCGAGGGGTGGGGAGGCGGGGTCAGACAGCGCGTAGTCCGCGAGCTGCGCCGAACTCGGCGTGAAACTCGGGGACACGCAGGCCTACGACCGTGGCGAGTTCGACGTCTGAGTAGCCGTGCTCGTCGCGGTGCAGGTCGATCATGCTCGGCAGGATCCGAGGAGTCTCGGCCTGGGGTTCCGCTGGCTCGTCTCGGCGGTAGCCGAGCTGAGACATCTGAACCTGCAGACTCTTGTACCTCCGGTCGTCGATCTTTCCCAGGCGGTGGGCGGTCCGGATGATGGACGCCATGGACGCCTTCCAGTACTGCTTCAGCTGGACTGCCCGTTGAATGTTCAGCCCTGCGAGGTACGGGCTGATCAAGCGGGCGGGCATCAGGAACTCCGCCGCGAAGCGGTCCGCTTCGCGCTCTCCGTCGTCCGAGGGGATCTGGTGCATGACCAGATGCCCAAGCTCGTGGAGCACGGTGAAGCGTTCACGGGCTGGCGGCATCCCCGTGTTCAGAATGATCACGGGGAGTCCGTTGGGTGGACGGACGCTGAGACCGGAGATCTTGGGTGTCTCCAGGTCTCTGCGCACGACAACGATTCCTGCCCTTTCCACGGCGCGGATCACGTCTGGCACAGGGCCGTCGGGGATCAGCCAGCTGGCACGCACCTTGCTGGCGGCTTCCTCCGGTTCGTACTCCTCCGAGTCGAGGATCGGCAGCCGGAATGCAGGCTCGATCTCAACGCTGGCCTCAAGACGTCGCACCTGCATCAAGAGCAGGCTGACGTCTGCCTCGATGCGCAGGAGCGAGGTCTTGCCGAGGCCGGACTGCTTGCGGTGGTAGAACCCTGAAGGGCCGAGGCCAACCGGTTCATCCGGCCAGTCGAAGAGCCTTCGGGGATAGCCGAGCACGTCTGCGACTGCGGCCAGCTTGTCGGGGGACAGGACGGTCAGACCGTTCTCTGCCTTGGACAGCGCCGCTTGCGACATACCCGCGAGGCCGGCCAGCCTGGACTGGGAAAGTCCGCGTGACTCCCGCGCGAGCTGCAGTAGGCGCGGGTTCATGATGGGCTACCTCTCCTCCGTTGCCGCCGGGTTCTGGTCTTGGTCCTGGGTGTCCGACTTGCGGCGCACGATGGTATCCCGCTGGTCTTGACCAGTCGGCAGAGGGACCGGCACGGCTGGCACCGTCTGATCGATCCCGAGGTCCAGGTCCAAGACCCACAGCTGGTCATCATCCAGCGAGCAGGTGATGGCGGCCAGATACAAGCCGATGCCGGTGTCGTCGGGCAGGTAGCCGGCTACGAGATGTGTCAGTTCCTCCATGCCGGGCAGCACCTGTGCGGCAAAGTCTCGGCTCTGCTGCGTCGGGATGCCACTGGTCCGCATGCCCACGTCGCGGAACTTCTTGAACCGAAGGACGATCTTGTCGCTGAAGGTGAGGAGCATGACACCCCTCTTCTCGCTGAGGTGTACGTCCTCCTTCCCGTGGAAGGCCTGAGTCGCTTCGTAGCGGATGCAGTCGTAGACGATGCTGGCCCGCGAGCGGTTACTGAGGATCAGGCCGAGCTCAGTGTCGTTGTCGATCAGGTGGCGCCATCGCTGCCAACCTTGGTTGATACACGAGCCGATCTTCTCGAGGTGCGGGGATAGGACCTGGGAGGCCTGTTGGGCCGTGATCGGTTGAGTCACGGGAGCATCCTGCCGACTTAATTTACCCCTGTCAATTATTCCGAGAACTATTCTTCTTGCAGTTCAGGGCCTTGCGACCGGCAGAGGCGAGTGTTCCTTTCCTGCCCTCAGATGGCTCGGGCAGGTCAGCGGCCCGAACCAGACGAAATGGCCCCCGCACCTGCGCAGGGCAGGATGCGGGGGCCACTGGTGGTTCATGCGTACCGTCGTCGGGGCTCGAGAGCCACCGCCAGCGGTGACTCCGGCTGGGGATCACTCCCACCGTCCTCCGCGCCATCGCGGCGGCACACGAGCGCGTCCTCGTCCCAGGCCGGCGCCTGGAGGCTGTATCCGTCCGGGCAGGTCTGCCCATCCCGGCCCGGCTCACCCGCAGGTCCCTGCTCACCTTGCTCGCCAGCCGGGCCCTCAGGCCCTGCCGGGCCGGGCTCGCCCTGAGGACCAGGGGGCCCCGCAGGACCCGCCGGGCCGGCGGGCCCCTCCGCCCCCGGCTCACCAGGCGCACCGGCCTCGCCCTCGGCCCCGTCCGTACCGTCGCGGCCCGGCGCGCCTGTCGCCCCCGGTGATCCGGGCTCCCCCTGCTCCCCCTTCTCTCCCGCCGGGCCCGCGGGCCCTGGGATGGGGACGGGGACCCGGGCCCGGTCCTCGAGGTCCTTGACGGCCTGGCTCGGGTCCGGCGCCGCCGGCACCTCGCCCGATGCCTTCACCTGTTCGCGCAGGACCCGAACGTCGGAGGCGAGGGTGCTGACGGCCTCGCCCCGCCGGTCCGCCTCCGTCACCGCCTGCTGGAAGTAGGACCAGCCGACGACGGCCGCGCCGGTCAGGGCGATCAGCCAGCAGAACACGGCGATCCACCGCCACCGCCCCGCCAGCACCAACTCCGCACGGGTCACGACGGATCGCCCCCCATCTCAACGATCCTCACGCGGAGCCGCGCGATCGTCTCCCGATCGGCAAGCCGCTGCTCGAGCAGCTCCTCGATCCGCTTGTCCTTGTCACTGACCTGTATCTGCAGGGCATCACGCTGCTGCATCATCCGGTCGCGCTCCTCCTGGACCTGGTCCATCTCGGCGACCATCCGCGCGTTCGCGTTCTCACCCCGCTTGCCGAGGTAGGCGACCACCGACCCCGACAGCACACCCACGAGCGCGAGTACTGCTCCGACAGTGGCAGCGTCCACGCGCCCCTCCCCTTGCTGTGGTGCAACAGCCGCCGGAGCGGCCGGTGTTACTCGCCGCCGTACGGCCCGCCGCTGTAGGGGCGAGTAACGGGCGGCAGCGTCGGCTCGGCCGGATACGCCGGCGGCCGCGCCCACCCGAGGAGGAACCCGGCGAGCTTCTGCAGGACGGTGCCGCGGGCCTTCGTTCCGGCCAGCTCAAGGAGACGGAACAGTGCGTAGTACGCCAGCGCGAGGGCGAGTGTGACTGCCCCGGTGACGGCCTGGGAGTCGACGTCGACGCCTGCCCACACGGCGAGGCTGATGAGCCAGCCCGCGACGAGCGGGACGACCGTCCGCATGAGGGAGATGAACAGAGAGGGCATGACGGTCCCTTCGTCGTGTAGGTCAGAGACCGCCTCTGACCTGGGGTGTCATAAAGCGCGTCATAAAATCGCGCCGAAAACTAAGGGTCTGGGCGACCTACAGGCGGCAGATGCCGGCCAGGACACGGAGCAGGTGCCCGGGTGAGCACCGCAGTAGGCAGCAGCCCGGGCACACCAACCGCTCCAACAGCCGTCTCACTGCCACGTCACTCGGCGAGCCGGTCAGCCAGCAGCCCGGCGACACGGTCAGCGATCCGTTCCGCCAGCGCCGGAGCTGCGGCCACTTTCTCGGCGAGCGCCTGGACCTGCGCGTCCGTCAGCTCCACCGGCTTCTGCGCCGCCACCTTCTCGGCGAGGGCCTTGACGGCCTGGCCGTTGTCGAGGGTGCGGTCACCGATGTACGCGAGGATCGACTCGAGCTTCCACTTGTCGTTGGTGGAGTTACTCTCCCGCCAGCGGGCCGGGACACCGAAGTGGCCGTCCTTGGTGGCGATCGCCTTCACGATCTCGTCGGTGGTGGGCATGTCGTCCTCCTCAGCTGTGGCGCCCTTGGCCAGCGCGATCACTCGCGCGAAGTCCATCGAGCCGGGGTCGCCGTGGTCGTTCTCCGGTACGTGCTGGTGCCCGCACCAGCCCTTGAAGGCCTGCCACTCCCCGAAGGTCATCCGGGCCGGGCTCGCCCCGTACGAGGCAGGCACCACACCGGGGCGGCGCGCATCCACCCCGTAGGCGAGCCAGTCCCTGACACAGGTCAACGGCACACTGTGCTGCTCGTGCAGCCAGCGCACCAGCCACGCCACCTCCGCCAGCGCCCACTCCGGGGCCTTGGGCCAGAAAATGAAGTCGGCGTCCTGCTTGTGGCCGGCGCGGACCCAGGCGTCGCGGGTCTTGGGGTCGCACGTGCCGACGAGCTCGATCTGGAAGGCGTTCGCCGTGTTCGTGGACACCCCGCCGAGTTTGTTGGCGAGGGCGCGGGCGGACTCGTCGACGTCGTAGTGCTGGTGCCAGCGGATCTTCTTCGCTGCGCAGTCCGGCAGCCCGGTCACGGTTGGCGCGTTGGCGCCTCGGCGGCCGGAGGCGTCGGCGTAGCTGGGGACGGTGCGGCCCTCGGTGGTGTGGACGACACCGCAGTTCACTTCCATGTCCGAGCCGGAGAACTGGCCCGTTCCGTAGAAGTACGTCTGCGACGCCCCGGGGATCTTCTGCGGGCCGGTACGCGCCATCACACACGCTCCGGCCACGCCCAGAACGACGGCCCATCACCCAGCTGACGCGAGGTGGCCCAGAACTCGTCGTTGCCGTCCAGGAGCACCTTCAGGTTGGCCGTCGTCGAGCGGGGGTCGAAGACTCGCACGATCATCGCCGGGTACACCTCGCCCTCCCGGACGTGGTTGCCGACATGTCCCACGAAGCCGGTCCCCTGGAACCGGGCATTGCTGTGGAACTCCTGGCGAGGCCGGTTGATTCGCGCCGCGTCCTGCTCGCTCAGCGTGTAGCGGACGATGCGCCCGATGCTCGGCCGGGGCGGCGCCGGCTGCTCGCTGCGCGCCTCCGTCTCCGCGGGCTGCTCGATGACGGCTTGGGCGACTGCGGCGGCCGCCGCGATCCACGCCTGCTGGACTCGGTCACCGAGCTCTTCCCATTCGGGCATCGGCCGGCCGTCGTGGGTGCGGTAGTGGGTGGAGGCGCCGTACGCCGCGTATGCGACCTGGGCGAGTTCCATGGTGGATGGATGGGTCACGAAGACTCCAGAGATGAGAAAGGCCCCGGCTGGTGGCTCGGGGCGGGCGGGGCGGGGTGGTCAGGTGGCGGTCTGGTAGACGCCGTAGCCGCGCATGACCTCGCCGGCGGCGGGCGTGAAGTGGGAGGTTCCGCTGATCACGTCGTAGTCGCCGATCACGGTGAAGGACGGAAACAGCATGTTGTCGCCGGTGGTCGCGCCGTTGGGGACGGGCCCGAAACCGAGCAGGAAGTTCGGCGATGCCGTCTTGGAGTACGTGTAGTTGAGGACGCCGGGGCTGCCGCTGGTGACGGTGGCCGCGGTGAACGGCAGGCTCATCCTCCAGCTGCCGGACCCGTAGGTCGTGGTCGAGCCCATGGTCAGCTGCCACGTGATGAGGCAGATCCTGCCGATCTTCATGTACTGCCCGACCAGCGTGCCGTTGCCCAGCGACGGGTTGGTGGTGACCGCCGTCCACGTCGGCGTGTACGCGGTGTACGCGGCGAACATGCTGTTGAACTGGTCGCGGATCTCGGTGTTCATGTAGGCCGCGGTGACGGTCTCGCCGACCGCCCAGGTGCGCGGGGTGAACGTCACGGCGTCAGCTCCTCGGCTGGTGGCTCCTCGATCTGCGGCGCGGGCGGCCGGTTCGGATTGTTCGGGTGAGGATCGTCAGGGTTCCACCACATCCGCAGATGCGGTCGCGGGATCTGCGCCAGCATCGCCTCGATGGCGGCCACTTCCTCGGCGGTGGGCACGACCATGGCCACCCAGCCGTAGCCGCACTCGGTGCAGCCCCAGCGCGGATCGGTCGGGGAGACGACGGCTGCACTCCCGCACGCGCACTCGGCCAGCCACCGGTTGCCGTCGACCCGCGCGTACACGGGCGGCACGCCGTCGAGGGTGCCCTCAGGCAGCGGCACGCGGCGGCCCATCCGGTACTCGATCCAGTGGTAGACGAGCTCGGCCGGCGGGACATCGGCCCACGCGTCCGGGGGCAGCGGGCGGCCGGGCATGTAGTACGTCTCGGCCCGCACAACGGCGATCGGCATAGGTGCGCTCCCTTTAGTAGGCGAGTCGGGTGGTGGTGCCGAGCACCGAGTACGTGGAGTCGTCCAGCACCCACACCGAGTCCGTGACGGAGGCGCTGGTGTGGAACTGGATCCGGTGGCTGTTGTGCTTGATCGTCTCGGTGTAGCCCTCGGCCGTGACCCGCATCGACGACGCGGGCGCCTGCGACGGCAGGGCCGTGACAGAGAAGTACGACGAGATGTCGGCGTCGAGGATGTCGAGGTAGTTGGACATCGTGTGCGCCTGGATCGGTACCTCGCGCAGTTCCACGGGCGGGTCGGCATACCGGGACACCAGCCAGTTCGCCGCATCCAGCACGCTGAGATCCGACGTCTTCAGGATCGACAGCTGCCTCGGTTTCTCCCCGTATGCCTCGATCGAGGCGGGGGCGGTTACACGCTGCGTCGCCCCGCCCGGCCTGCTCGCCTCGACGATGTTGACCATCTTCTGGTCGTCGTCCGCGGCCTCGGCCTCGTCGGTCTCCAGGTCGGCGTAGGCGATCGTGAACACCTCGGACGACGGCGATGGGTTGTAGCGCAGGTCCCGCGACTGGAAGGCCAGCCCGTACCAGTCCCGCTCGGCGAAGAGTTTCGCGGACTCGGTGGCCTCGACCTCCCGCATCCGTGTCAAGGCGTTGGCGCCGCCCGGTCCTTGGGAGGCGATCGGGTCGAACGTCGTGCCCCAGACCGTCACGCTGTTCACGCCGCCGTATTCGGCCAGCCGCACGATCCGGTCGTCGGCGTCCTCGCCTGCGAAGCCGGTGGCGCCGGCGTCGTAGTGGGCGCCGAGCTCGGCCCCGGCTGCGGTGGCCGTGTACACGGCGACGTATCCCACGGACCCGTCCCACAGGCGGGTGCTGCGGTAGCCGCCGACGTGCAGGGTGCGCTCGTTGTAGCCGTAGTCCGCCGTCGTTGTCGCGACCATGACGCCGTCGACCCAGACCTCGTCGGTGCGCTGGTCGTAGACGACGTGGTGCCAGTCGCCGTCGTTCAGGCCGGTGGCCGCGGAGATGACGTCGGGCTGGATGAGGCCGTCCGACGTCCACTCGATTTGCAGGGTGCCGCCGGAGGTCAGGGACAGGATGTGCGCGTACTGCAGGTCGGGTGAGACGGTGCCGCAGATGGCCCGGCCGCCGGTGGTGGTCTTGAACCAGGCCTCCATCACCATCCGCTGGTTCGTCAGCTGCTCTTGGACGGCGGCGCCGAGGTCGGCGGTCAGCCACTTCCCCACGGTGGCGGACGACGGCGTGAACACGGGCACCTGCTCGCCGGTCTCGGCCGGGCCGTCGGCGCCTGCCATGGTGAGGGTGCCGCCGCTGCCGGCCTGGGTGATGGCCAGGGCGGTACGGCCGTTGCCGGACAGGTCGCCGCAGGTGGTGGAGTCGGACGGCTCGGTCAGGGGGTAGTAGACCAGGGGGGAGCTCTGCAGAATCTCCTCGGTCAGCATCGCCCTGAGCGAGGGTGCCGTGCCCAGGCGCTTGAGGAGATCCGAGCAGGTGATGACCACCTTGGAGGTCAGGCCCTTCCACCTGACGGGCCAGCCGTTGACGACGCCCCAGAAGCGGGGGCGGACCTCGGCGCCGACCAGGTCCCACTCGATGTAGCCGGCTGTTCCGCCGGTGCGGGTGGTGGGGAAGTCCACGGCGTGGGTCTGCGAGGTGACCCACGACGGGGCAGGGTCCGAGCGGCGCACGGTCCAGATGAAGCCGTCGCTTGAGGTCTCCCAGTACACGGTGCCGGAGGCTTCTCGTACCCGCAGCCAGGCGTGGTTGATCGGGGAGTAGGTGAGGTTGGTCGGTGTGATGTCGGAGAAGTCCGCCTGGGACATGGCGGCGAGGACGCCGGTGCCGGCGTCGTAGCGCCAGCCGATCCGGAGGCCGGCCACCGTGGACAGAACCCACATCGACGCCGCGCAGTTCGAGGACCCGTTGAGCGCGGGCACGGCGCACAGCTTCGCGGTCAGCTTGCTCCCCGCGAGCGTCCACTGCCGGGCGCTAGTGAAGTTCGTGTCCACGCCCGGCGCCACGGTGATGCGCAGGCGGCCCTCGGCGGTCTCCGTCGCGGACCCGCCCGTATTCGTGATCCACTTGGTGGTGTCGACGCGGCCGTCGTCGAAGTCGTCCCCCAGCATGCTCATGGCGTACGGCGCCGACCCGGACACGGTGGGCATGACCGCCACGCTGATCCGGATCGGCGCCAGCTTCCGCACGTACGGCGAGTACGGGGAGCTGCTGTTGCCTGGGGTGAGTGCCCCGTCCTGGTTGTCCAGGAACAAGGTGGCTGTGCCCGACTGGGTGTCGGACAGTTCGTCGGACGCGCCGCGCGTGATGGTGACGCCCTGCACCTCCACGTCGACACGGGTCGTGATGTCCGTCCACGCGATGGTGGTGGGGTCCTGGACCAGGCCACCCCACCCCATCTCCACCAGCAGCGGCATCGCTCACCCCACTCCCAGGTTGATGTTCACTCCGTGCACGCGCTTCAGCTCCAGCAGCTGGCGCCGGATCTCACGTGCAGCCGCGACCGGATCTGTCGCCCCGTGTACGTCGATCTGCACATGGACCGTCCGCGCGCCAGCAGGCCCGGTGAGGGCCGGACGTCCAGCCACGGCGGCAAGTCCCGGAGAGGCGACACGCCCCACCATTCGGCCAGCCATCGCGCCTATGGCTCGGTCGATGAACGGCAGGCCTGCGAGAACACCGACGGCGACACCGCGCGCGGTGTTGATCCCGTCGGGGACCAACTTCTTGGCGGGCGAGCTGATGCCGAGCGCCTCACGCAAGGCCTTCTGCATGCTCTTGGCGATCCGCGCCATGAGCTTCTTGATCGAGCCCTCCTGCGACGCAAGCCCGGCGAGGAACCCTTTGCCGGCGTTCTTGCCGGAGTCGTACAGCCTGTCGGCACCGATGCGCCCCAACGACTTGCTGTCGGCATTGATCCGCTTCTGCAGCGAGTTGATCTCGTTGAAGGTCGCCTTGTCCGCCCCGGCGAGGGCAGAGGCGTAGGCGTATCCCTCTTCCGGGCCCAGGTCGAGGATCTGCTTGAGCAGGCTCTTGCTGAGGCCGCGGCTCGCCAGCGTCTTGACGTAGCTGGTGAAGCGGCGCATCTGCTCCAGCTTTGAGCGCAAGCCCCCCTTGATCCCCCCGGCGGTGACCTCGCCCTCCTCCATGCCGAGGCTGGAGAGCCCGGCTTGCTGGCGGGCGGTGGAGGTGAGACCGGACGCGTACTCCTTCGCCTCCTTGATCTTCGCGGCGATCTTGTCCCGCTGGCTGGCGAGGGCGAGGAGCCGCTTGGTCTGTTTCTCGACCATCGCGACCAGGCGGTTGTCCTTCTTCCCGTCGAACGCTGCCCAGATGTCCTTGGCCAGGTCCTTCGCCGTCGCCTTGATCTTGTCGCGGGAACCGGTGAGCCCCACGATCAGGCCCTTGCCGAGGTCGGCCATGAGCGCCTTGGCCCGCTTCGACGGCGAGGAGATCTGCAGTTCCTCGCGCATCCCGGCGATGACCGCGGAGGCCAGCTGCCGAGCGCCCCTCGTCACCGTCGGCAGTCCGGCGAGCATGCCTCCAGCGAGACCGGCCGCCACCGCCGAACCAGCGCCGCCCATCCCCGAACCGGTGCCGAGCCGGTCGGCGTTGATTGCCTCGATCAGGCCCCGATATTTCGCTGTGCTCGCGGCGTTGATGACGTACTCGCCGTCGGACAGCATCGTCGGGATGCTGTCCGAGGTGGACGTACCGGGCCCATTGATCGGGCCGCCCCGCGCACGCTTATTGGTGAAGTCCCGCTCACCCTGGCGGAATGATCTGTACGCCTCGTTGTGGATCGTGTTGATGTAGGTGGTGGCTGTCTTCCCGTTGAGGCTGGTCAGAGCGCCCGACACGTTCCGGATATCGCTCAGGGCGGTGCCCGTCGCGGCCGTGACGGTGACCTTGCCGTTGGGCAAGCGCCGGACTTTCAGACCGAAGGACTCCAGGATCGACTCCGCGCCCTTGGACAGAGTCTTCAGTGTGACGCTCTTACTGCCTGGCGACCGCCGCACGGCGGCGTTGAAGGCCTCCAGGCCCTTCTGGGCGTCCTCCTTGTCCATCGTCACCCGGGTCTTCTTGTCCGGGATCTTCAGGATCTGGTCGGCGAGCTGACCCGCCTCGGCCCGGGTCAGCCCCATCGCCTGGGCGGACTTGATGAACTCGCCCCGGCCTCGGGAGTAGATGCCGCTGACGGTCTCCCAGCTCGCGCCCGACTCCCTCGCTGAGGCCGCAGCCTCGTCCGTCCTCGACGCCAGGTCGTTCAGGGCGGTGGCTGCGGCCTGTGCCTTCGGGCTGTTCAGGTCGAGGCGGCCGTTAACCATGTCGAGGGCGTCGGCGTTCTCCTTGGCCGCCTGGGCCGCGGAGTCAATGCTCGCCTCGAAGCCGATCATCCCTCCGAGGCCTTGCTGCTGCACGTTGTTGAGCGCGACGAGGCTCTGCCGCAGTCCGTCCGCGCTCGCCTTCTGCTCGTCCAGCTTGGTCTTGGTGGCGATGGCCTGCTGGCCGAACAGACCCATGCCCTGCGCGGCAAGCTGCTGTTCGACCTTCACCGCGGCGACGGCGTCCCGGTACTTCGGGAACAGGGCGTTGATCTCCTTGGTGGAGATGCCCGCGTTACGCATCGCGGTCTTCATGGTGTCGAAGTTTTGGCCGGCCTGCTTGCCGTACCCGTTGGACACCATCTGTGCCATCGCCTGGTCAAGGCTGGTGAAGTCGTCCTTGAGGGCGTTGAGGGAGTCGCCGCCCTTGGTCATGTCGTCGATCTTGGTAGCGATCCAGTCGGCGGCATCGTCGAGGCCGGGGATCCGGAACCCGAACGCGCCCTCCTGGGCTTCCTTGACCCGCTGGGACTCGGCCTGGAGTTTCTTGACCTTGTCGACCAGCCCGTCGAGGTCCTGGAAGGTGTTCTTCAACTCGCCAGTGACCTGGCCCGTTTGTGCCAGGTTCTTCAGCGACGTGGTGAGCCGGTCGACGTCCGGCGGCGCACTGCGCCCCACGGATGCCAGTTCGGACAGCCCGATGATCAGAAGGCCGATGCCGGTACCGGCGAGCGCGACCTTCGCCCCGCGCGAGAGTGCACCGATCCCGGCGGTCACAGCGGCCAGACGGCCAGGCGCCGCAGCCGCTGCCGTGTTCATCGCGACGAGCTGCACGCCGAAGCTGGCGAGCGCGGTACGCGCGGCGACCATGCCGAGGGCGGCCAATTTCGTCAGCTTCATCGCGATCGCCAGCTGCAGGAAGACGGCGATCGCGGACGGCGGCACCGCGGACACCAGCCGGGTGAAGACGTCGATGGTTTGCAGCAGGCCGACACCGACGTCGCTGCCTGCCTCCAGAACGTTGACCAGGGTGGTGCCGACGTTCTGCAGGACGCTCGCCACGGTCGGGCCTTGGGCCCGCGCCCAGTCCATGAACCTGCGGGCGTTCGCGCCGACCTCGCCCGAATCCGATGTACGGATCAGCTCGATGAGCTCGGTGTTCATCCGGTGCAGCGTGCGGTTGGAGAAGTCGGTGAATCTGGCGGTGACGCGATCGAAGCCGGGCGTTGCCATCTGCCCGCCGATGATCGTCACGAACCGGTCGGTCTCAGAGGCCGTGCCCCGGACCAGGTCTGTGGTCTTGGGCAGCAGCGCGTTGGTGAGGGCGACGCCCTTGGTGAACGGCGCCATCGTGTCCGCGGCCAGGTCGTTCGACCACTCGCGGGTCTCGTCCTTCAGCACCGACACGGCGGCCGCGGCGCGCCGGGTCGCCGGCGGCATCTTCTCGACCAGCCGCTGGTACTCCAGCTGCGCAGTGACGGCTTCCTTGCTGGTGGCCCCCGACTTGTCGACGGCGTCTTTGTACTTCTTGTGGGCCTCGGAGGCGTCCGAGATCTGGGAGACCTGCGAAATCATGGCCGCGCCCATCACGCCCAGGGCGACAGCAACTGTCCCCGCCCCAGCCGCGATCGGCGCCAGCGACGCAGCGGCCGGGATCGCGGCCGGAGACAGGAGCAGTGTGGCTTTCTTCAGCTGATCGACGGCCTTCGCGCCGGCCGTGGTGTCCCGCTCCAGTCCGGCCAGGTGGCGGGAGGCGTTGGTTGTGAACCGCCTCATGGCAGCGTCGCCGTTGATGGACGCCGCCAGCAGCCTGCGGCCCAGGCGGTCGCTGGCGTCCCCGGCACGGTCCAGGACGCGACTGAGTGCATCCCGGCCGGTGAGGATGAAGTTCATCGAGGTCACCGGTCACTCACCGCCTTCCGACTGCTGGGCCTGGAGGTGGAGGTCGATCCAGGCGGTGAGGTTGTAGAAGTCGACGACGGTCAGGCCGTCGACTCCTGCAGGGGGGATGTGGAGGAGATGGGCGAAGAGGGGGAGGTACTGGTCTCGGGCGAGTTCGATGTCGGGCTCGGGCTCGACAACTCGCCGTCCGGTACCGGCTCCTCGGGAACTTCCGTGTCCGGCTGGTCTTTTGGGTCCTTCGCCATCTGCTCGATCAGGGCCCGCGCGTGCTCGGGATCAGCGGCCGCGGTGTCCGGGAGTTCGCTGAGAACCTGCGCCACCTTCTCCCGGGTGAGATCAGGGTCCGTGCCGACCAGGCTGAAGGCGTTCTCGACGTAGTCGGTGACCTCGCGCCGGGACATCCGGGTGACCATCGAGTCGACCTTCGGGTCGAAGTCCCCGAAGCGGAGGGTCGGCTGCTGCCGCTTCTTGAGGACCCACACGATGCCGCGCATCGCATCCAGGTCCTCCTGCTCCAGGCCCTGCTGGATCTCGCCCCACTTCATGTCGATGGTGCGCGACACGATCGACGCCTCGGACACGAGCAGATCGCGCGCGTCGTAGTGCTCGGGTTCGCCACCGAACTCCGGGGTGTAGATGATGATCAAGGTGGTGCTCCTATTCGAGTCGGCGGCGCACGTCGTCGACGACGCGCTCCACCTCGCGCGTGATGCGCGGCTGGTGGGCCCGCACGGTCTTGTCCCACCACAGCGGCGTGGTCGTCTGCTGCACCCACCGGCGCTTGTTGCCGAACACGGGGTGCCTGAGCCTGCCTTCGTTGAGGCGGTTGACCACGCCCATCGTGATGTCCGGGGGCAGGCGGCTCTTGTCGAGCCAGACCCGCGCGCCCGGATTGCCAGTGACCCGGACGGAGATCCGCACGGCCTGGGCGATCGAACGGCGTAGCGGGCGATCGGTGGGTGAGGGGCCGCCGCGGCTGCCTGCCTTGCGAGGCTGGGACTGGATGGGCAGGGTGCGGATGGTCTCCTGCAGGTCGGCCTGCAGGGGCTCGGCCGCCCGCCGGATCCGGCGGGCGAAGCTGGACCGGATGTTCTCGTGGCCAGCCGCTCTCAGCTTGCGGGAGAGTTCGAGCAGCTGGCCGGTCCCGATGATCCGGATGTCCTGCACCATGAGGGCCTCACCTCACAGCGCGGTGTCCGTCGAGATGATCTCGATCTTCGGCTGGTTGGTGCCGTCGTAGAGACCGGTGAAGTTGAACGTGGGCTTGACGACTCCGAAGCCGTCGACGACGGGCGGCCCCTCGTCGATACGGATCGCGGGTAGGGTCAGCCGCCACGTCTCGGCGTGCGGGGTCTCGATCACCGGGCCGACGAACTCCCACACCAAGCTGGTCGCAGCGTCACTGGTATGGAGATCGTCGAGGGTGGTCGCTACGTAGTCCGACTCGAAGGACCCGGTGATCTTCACCTGGTCGTTCTCGATCGGTTCCTTCTTCAGTCCGGCCTGGCCCGCGTAGAACCGCTCGACGTCTTGCGGCCGTTCGATCTTGCAGCTGACCTTGCGGATGCCGTCGATTGCCGCTTCCGAGCCGAAGCTCCCGATCTTCACGGCCATCTGGCCGAAGTGGTAGGGGCTCATCGACGGGTAGGAGGCGGCGGCCAGGGACTGGGCCTCGTCGCAGTTCTTGCCGTCGAACTCGAACGTGCCCATCAGCATCTCGCCGACCGCGCAGCTGAACTCGGCGCTCGTGACCTTGCAGCCCACGAAGGACTTGTCGGTCACCGTGCCCGTGGTCAGCGGGACACCCTTCTGGATCGACAGGCTCTTGCCCGCGACGCTGGCGAGGGTGTGGGTCTGCAGGTACGCCGCTGTCGCACCCTGCTGCACGGGCGTGACCGTGGTCCCCATCAGCGCCTGATGCAGCAGGCCCATGGCCTTATTGGTGACCTCCAGGTCGATCGAGCCCTGCACCTCCTGCCGGGTGACGACACGGCGCGCCGACAGCGGGAGAAGTCGGCCGGCCGCGATGCCCGCCGACTGCGCGGTCGTCTTCTTGAGCTGGAGGCCTTCCTTGGTGAACTCGATGAACTTCGTCGGCGCGACGTACGTGCCGTACGTGACCTCGGCGGCGATGCCGAGTTGGGCGCCGAGACCCGATCCGATCGCCATGGATCAGTCCTCCTTCTGCGACGGCGTCTTGGTCGCTGCGGTCTTTTTCGGCGGGGCCTTCGCCGCCGGGGGCGCGGTCGTCACGCCCGGCTGGTCGCTGTCCTGGGGCGTGGTGGTGTTCCAGTCGGCCGGTTCCTCGACGGCCTGCCAGGTGCGCGGCTGGCACACGTAGGCGGCGAACCGCTCGTCCGGGACGGTGACGACCTCGTCCGGCTGGACGAAGCGGTCGTGGCCGAACAGTTCGGGTACGGTCACCGGCTCGTCGCCGATGTAGCGGACCTTCGCCACAGGGTCCTCCTTCGCTTGGGCATGGCGAACAGCCCGCACCATGCGGGCTCCTCGAGTTAGGGGGCTACAGGCGGGCGTGGCAGGACAAGGTGAATGTCAGCGATGCCCTGATTCCCTGGTCGTTGGTGGACTGCTGCAGCACGCCCCGGGTCAAGTGCGCCCACATCACCGCGCCATTCAGGTTCGGTGCCGTGGGGTCGGAGCTGGTGGCGCGTAGCTCCTGCTCGACGACGCCGAGGACCTCGAACACCCGGCCCCGTACGGTGGCGAAGTTGAAGTCCCCGGACCAGCAATCGATGTAGCAGGTGAGGGTGAAGTCCTCGTCCCTGGTGCGGGCGCCGGCCGCGTTGAAGTTCTGCACCAGCTCGGCGGCGGCCTCGCCTTGCGGCGACCAGCCCACGACGAGGATGTCCTCGGTGGCCACGTCGTCGGTCGGCGGCCCGTCGATGACCATCACGTCGTCGAGCTCGGCGGACGCCTGCAGGATGGTCAGGAGGGCGCTGATGGCGCCCGGTACTGCGGAGGTCGCCATCACGCCATCCCCGGTCCTTGGTCGTCCGGATTCATCAGCTGCACCGCCCGGTTCGGGATCGCATATCCCAGGCCCGGAATGGGTTCGGTGACGTCGTAGTCGGAGGTGCCGCGCTGCGGGCGGCCCTCACCGGTCTGTGTCCGCCACAGGTGCTGCAGGATCACCTGCGCGGCGGCGGTGGTGTTCGGCGCGATGACCGTCCGCCCGGCCCGGTAGGTGGCTCGGAGCGGCCCGACCATCTGGCCGCCGTCCTTCCGGGTCACGATCCCCTTCGCACCGTCCAAGTTGAGGTCGTCGACGTCGTACGACGTTCCGCCCGACAGCAGCGCCGCGACGGACACCAACGACACGGCCGGCGTCCGGTGCAGGGCGAGCGCGGTGACCACGCCCACGTGGTGGTCCTCGACGACCTGGCGGACGATGACCGGGCCGACGAAGTACTCAACGGCGCGCGTGGTGGCGTTGAGCCAGAATCGCACCCGTGCGTCGTCGTCCGGGGTCGTCTTCTTGAGCAGGTCCTTCGCGTCCTTCAAGGACAGCACCGCGGGCGGCGCCGCCTCCCACACGTCGAACGAATCGGTGTAGGCGTGAGCCGGGCTGGTGAACAGCCAGCGCACGGTATGCCGTCCGGCCTGGGCCGTGGTGTAGTCCGCCCGGTACAGCCCGATCCCGGTGTTCGTCACCGTCGGGGTCGCGGTCGTCGCATCCGGCAGGGTCACCGTCACAACGGCCGTGCTGGCGGTGGTGAGGGTGCCGCCGGGGTCCCGGCATTCAGCAGTCAGGCGCGCGGTCGCGCCGAGGTCGTACGGCACCGCTCACCCCCTCACCACTCGCGGGTCTCGGGCTGCTCGCCGCGGCCGCCACCCCGCGAGGTCTTGGCCGCCTTCTCCGCCCCGGCCTGCCCGCCGTCGCGGGCGCGCGCGGCCTCGAGGACCTTGTCGCGGTTCTTGATGATCCCCGCCCGGGGCGGATCGCCCTCGTTCGCTTCCAGGTCCAGCACGCGCAGCGCCTCCTCGTAGCCGACGGTGTCGAGGTAGGCGAGCACTTCACGGTTGCTGTGCTCGCGAGGGTCGAACAGTGCAGGCGGGCCGGGGGCGTCGCCGTCCTGCTTCCCTGCCTCCTCGCCGTCGTCCTGACCGCCGCCGTCCGATCCGGGCTCGGACGGCGGGACGGACAGGCGCACAGTCACCGACCACCGCACCCAGCGAGGCCCGTCCTCCTGCCCGGCTGGCGGGTCGAGGTCCTTGAGCGTTGCGGCGAGGACCTCGAGCTCCTGGCCGTCCTCGCCGACCACCAGCGGCTGCTGGTGCACGATCGACGGCCCGTCGGTGCCCGGCTCCCGGAATTCACCATCCTCCAGGAGGACGGCCCGATGGCCATCAGCCCACCTGGCCGCTTCCTCTTCGGGGAGATCGACGACGTCGCCGGGCACCCACGAGAAGTCGGCCCCGGCGATCGCCTCCCTTACGCAGATGCGCGGCATCAGTTCCGCACCACCGGGGCCACACGCGGGTTGGCAAGGACGATGTGGGCGCCGTACACGCCGCCGGTCGTGGCACTGGCCACGGTCACCGCGACACGCAGGTAGCGCTTGTCGCCCTTGTAGCCGAGCTCGTACACGGTCTCGTCCGTGCTGGAGGTGACGGCGGGCTCGGTGCCCTGCAGGTCGGCGTCGGCAACGGCCGACCAGGACGAATTGTCGTCGGAGTGCTGCACCTCGAAGGTGTGGGTTCCGTCGGTCACCGTGCCGACGGGGATGACGACCAGGGCGTCCTGGAACATCGAGGAGTCCTCGGCCCGGTCCACCGTCGTGCCGTTCGCCGACGCCGTCCGCGCCGCCGGCGTCAGGGTGTTCTTGACGAGCAGGCTGCTGTACGCGTCCTTCACGACGCGCTCCTTCCTGTGGATGCCGACGGGCCCAGGAACCCGAGTTCCTGGGCCCGTACGAGCGGGTGTCGGTCAGCTGGCGGCGTGCTGGTACATGCGGATCGCGGACGAGTCCTGGATCATGCCGTCGAGGCGGGCGAACCCCAGGAAACCGACCTGCAGCTTCTCGGCGTACCGCTCGTTCAGGCGCAGCGTCTGCACGCTCTGCACCTGGCGGATGACGTAGCCGGCCTTGAAGTCGCCGAACGCGATCGTCTTTGCGGACGCGGCCGGGGTGGGCATCGAGTTGTCGAGCGAGTACTCGAAGCCGTTGATCGTCGAAGGGAAGCCGGGGGCCGGGACCGGAACCCACAGCGGGCGGCCCTGGGTGTCCTTCAGCTTGCGGATCACCTTCAGGGTCGAGTCGTGCATGAGGTACCTGCCGTTGGGCCGGTACGCGCTGTCGACGGAGTGCTCGAGGTCGACCAGGTCGTCGTAGATGACCGACGTGGTCTGGCCGGAGGCGCCCTGCTTGCCGACGGCCGCGCTGGTGGCCAGGCCCTCGGGCTGGTCGACGCCGGTGCCGGTGGTGAACGCGCGGGCTGCGCGGCGGCCGATGCGCTCGCCGAGCTTCCTGGGCACCCACGTCTCGAGGTTGAACGCCGAGTCCTGCAGGAGCTGCATGGACAGCTTCACCTGCTTGGAGGAGAAGGTGTACGCCTTCAGCGTCCGGCCGCCGACGCTGAGGTCCTGTTCGCCGGCCTCGTCGTTCTCGCCGAGGATCTCGCCCTCGTTGCCGGTGTCGTCGTTGGTCGGCCACTTCAGGTCGGCGCCCGTCGAGGTCGTGATGACGTCGGCCAGGGCGAGGAGGCCGCCGTATGCCTTCATCGTCTCGGTCATGATGTTGCGGAACTCGTCCGGCACGGTGAACCCGCCGGCGGTGTCGATGCCCGCGCTCATCGCGCGCAGGTCGACCTCGTGGTCCATCATCAGGTTCCGCTGGTCCGGCGTGAGCCGGTCCATGCCGCCGCGCAGGTACGCCCCGAAGGTCTCGGCGTACCGCTTCGCCTGCTCCCCGGGGTCGCCGCCGCGGCGGCCCTCCGGCTCGCCGGTGGTGACGGCGATCTGGCTGCGGTCGATCTTCGACATCTGGGCCATGCGGTTGAGGCGCTCGATGTCCCCGGAGACGACGGTGAGCCGTTCCTCCGCCTGGTCCCAGTTCTGCCGCTCCTCGGCGGTAAGGTCGCGCTTCTCGCCCTCGGCGGCAGTCTGGATGTCCTGCATCCGCTGCCACAGGGTGTTCTGCTCGTCGATGAGCCGCCTGAGCTGCTCGCTCATGTGCTTCCTCTTTCAGACATGGCGAAGGCCCGCACCAGCTGGTCACGGGCCTTCGGGGTGAGTACGGGTTACGAGCTGGGCGCGGCCAGCCCGAAGCGGGCGGCCAGGCCCTTCATCCGGAGTACGCGCGCGTCGAGGTCGCTCCGAGTGGTCTCTGCCGGCTCGGTGTCGTCCGTGTCCGCGGGGTCGGTCTCCGGTGTGCTGGTCTCGCGAGTGGACTCACCCGGCTCGCTGCCAACTGCCTTCAGCTCTGGCGCCTTCAGCCCGGCGTCCTTCAGGTGCCGGGCCAGGTGCTTGTAGACCGCCTCGCGGTCCTCGTCGGGGATGGTGGTGCCGCCGCGGGCGCCGTTGAGGACGCCGATCGCCGTGGTGCACGCGACGGTTGAGGCGGCGCCGACGTCGCCGTCCACGCCCACGAAGTGGTGGATGAACCGGTAGCTGCTCTTGGTGTCGGCGTCGCCCTCGGGGTCCACCCAGGCGTGCGCCATCCTCAGCGCCGACTCCTCCTGGGGGAGATCCTTCGAGTTCGCCGGACCGTCCCACGCCGCATCCGACGTACTGGTGGAGTGGACCGCCAGCGCGGCCCGCTCCTCGACGGCCGGGGCCGTACGGGCCGCCGGGGTGTCCTCGGCGGGCGTCTCCTCGCCGACGAGCTGCAGGAGGTCCCGCAGCTCCGGTCGGTACTTCGCGCGCTGCTCGATGGCCTGCTGGTCGCCGCGCCGCAGGAGCGCGGAGCGGACGCTGGCGAGTTCGGCCTCGGTGTCCTCGTACGCGGGGAACGTCACCGCGGACACCTCGATGAGGCGAACCTCGAGGATCCGGCGGATCTCGACCTCGGCGGTCTGTCCGTCGGAGGTCTCCACCTTCTCCAAGGTCCAGTCGTCCTTGACGACGTAGAACCCGAACGACATGCCGGTGATGTTCTTGTTCCGGACGTTGGCCTTCAGGTCGTTGACGTACGACAGGCCAGCGTCGAGGGCGGAGTCGACGGCCAGGCCGCGCCCGTCCTCGGCCAGGTCCAGGCTGCCGGCCGACACCCTCGATACGACGAAGTACGAGTCGTGGTCGATGAGCATCCGCGCATCGCCCTCTGACAGCGTCTTCGTGAACGCCCCGGGCGCGATCTCCTCGTAGAACCCCCACCTCAACGGATTCCCGATCGCGGTACGGGAGTTGAACACCGCGGCGTAGCCCTTGAACCGCTCGCCTCCGTCGTCGCCGTCGGCCGCCCGGATGGCGACCTCTGCCGTGGACAACGGCAGACGGCGGTGTTCCTCGGTCGTCGTCCTCGTCAGAGTCCTCATCAGGTGCCTTCCTCAGCATCGTCAGGCGTCTGCAACAGACGCTGTGCCTCCGCCATCAGCGCGGCCGCCCGCGCCCGGTTCGAGCCCGCCGGCGCCTCCCCGCCAGGGTCGAGGGGGTTGGACCCGAGCGGTGCCATGTACATGGGCTGCAGGTAGACGTCGCCGTTCTCCGTCAGCGGCGGCATCTCCTCGAGCGCCCGGATGTCGTTCGCGCTGTAGGCGCCGATGTCGCGCATTGCCCGGTAGAACGTGGCTCTCGCCGCCGAGTCGCCGCGCAGCAGGCCGCCCATCTGGTAGTTCGCGTACAGCGACCGTGGCAGCAGCTCTTTGGTCACGCGCTGCTCGGTCGGCGTCAGCCATGTCGGGTTGAGGTCGAACGTGACCCAGCCCTGCGCCTGTTGCTCCAGCCCCGTCCCCCAGCTGGTGCTCTTCTCGGTGGACATCAGCAGGAACGGCGGCACGCCGAACATGCGGGCGATCTCCGTGACCTGGAACTGCCTGCTCTCGAGGAACTGGGCGTCGGTGTTCGGCATTTGCACTGGTTTGAAGCTGGCGCCCGAATCGAGCACGGCGATCTCGTGGCTGTTGTGGACGCCGGACATCTTGGCCTTCCAGCGTTCCTTCAGCCGGGCGGCCTGGTCCGGGTCGAGGCGCTGCTCGGTCTGCAGCACGCCGCCGATCATGTTGCCCGACCCGAACAGACGGGCCGCCGACTTCTCGGCGGCCTGCGCCAGGCCGATGCCCTGTGTGGCCAGCCGTACGGGTGAGCAGCCGGTGAGGCCGTCGTACCCCAGGCCAGGGATGTGCAGCATCTGATGGGGCGTCCACACGTGGTGCACGCCCCAGTCGTCCACGACGTCAAACAGCTTGCCGGTGGGGTTCGCCTCGTCCGGCTTGATCCGATCCACGCGGACCCGATCGGCGGACACCGGCCACAGCTCCCGGATCTGGCCGGCCCCGTCGCGCACCTTCTGGATGTACGTGTTGCCCCACAGCACCCGGTACAGGTACGCGAACCGCCACAGTTCCACCGGCGTGAGATCGGGATGCGGGTATTTCAGCAGGTCAGCGGCCTGCTTCTCTCGCGTGCCCTCCTTGTATGTCGGCAGCGGCAGCGCCGCCGACACCCCGGCAATCAGCGCCACAGCCCGCCACACTGGTGACGCCCGCAGTGCGGTCGTCTCCGATACCGGCACCCCGGCGTCCGACTGCACGCCACCGAGGTACTCCGCCAGCGCGGCGGAGGTGAGCGGCTGCGCCGGGCTCTCCAGCCCCCTCCTCGACCGCCCGTCGAACAGGCCGAACAACCCAGCTGTCACTGCCGCTCACCTCCCGCCGCTTCCCCACCGCGCCCCTCCCCAGGGACACGTTCCTCGGCCTGGCGCCGGGCCAGCGCGCGCTCGCACGCCAGCACCCCCAGCACCCCGGCCAGCATCAGCGCGCCCGGCACATGCACGAGCGCGACGCCCGCCACGATGACCAGGACAAACACCGTCTCGAGGATCACCAGCCAACGGCCCGCTCGGTCACGGCTGTTCGCGTCTTCCGCCTGGTCGTCGTTCACCACAGGTTCGGCGCCCCTTCCGGCTCCTCGTCGTGGAACTTCTCCCAGCCCCACAACGCATACGTCCCGGCCACCAGCGGGCTCACGTCCACACCCTCACTGCGCCGTGCCCACGCCCACGCATCACCCAGGTCGCGCTTCTTCGCGCCGGCGAGAGCGGTCGCCAGCGGTGACTGGCCGATGTGGGCGAGTGAGCCGTCCTTCACCCGGTCGTAGAAGGCGCCGCAGGCCTGCACGATCTCCCGCACCTTTGGCGACACCAGGAAGCGATCGCGCCCCAGGTCGCTGCCCACCGGGTGCTTCCCGGCCAGCTTCTTCCGCAGCGCTGGCACAAGCGACCCGGCCGGACCGCCCTCGTCGATGACCCACGCGCATGGCTTCCACTTCTCGTCACGCTCAGCAACCCAGTCCACGACCCAGTCCGTGCCGGGCTGGTGGGCAACGACCTCGATGTGCCGGCCACCGCCCGACGACTCGGCGGCCACCGAGATGGCCGTCCACGTCCGCTCCGGGTTGGTGTCGATGGCGAACGCCACCGGGTCCGTCGGACGCGAGCTGGCGTCCGTGAGCGCCTCCCAGGCCTCCTTCGCGATGACCTGCCACGTCTCGTCGCTGACCTCCGGGTAGTCCCCCACACCGAGGCGCTCACGGTCGAACAGGTCCTCACGCATGCCCCGCATCTCCCGCTGTACGTACGACGTGCGGATCCGGATGCCCAGCGCCGGGTTGGCCCGGGCGAACGACCGCTCGTCGTCCCGGTCGTCATGAGCCGTGCACACGACCCGGCCGTCCTCATCGCGCGGGCACTCCTTCACGTGCGGCGCGATCGAGTACTCCAGGTACGTCAAAGACGGGTCCGGCCCGCCCTCCTCCGCCATCGCACGGGCCCGCAGCAGCGCCAGCTGCTCGCTCTCAGCCCCCAGACCGGCCGACCCGGTGAACACGAGCTGAGGGTTGCGGCGGGCGGACAGCACCGGCATGAGGGCGCCCACGGGCGCGGCCCGCAGCTTCATGGCCTCGTCCATGATGACCAGGTCACCGGAGAACCCGCGGCCGCTGTCCCCGCCCCGCGCCAGGAAACGGATCCTGGCGCCGTTGAAGAACTCGAAGCCCTCCTCGCCATGCGAGCGGCGTACGCGCTTGATGCGGCGACTCAGTGACGCGGACCCTTCGAAGATCCGGTCGAGCCGAAGGAAGCTCTCCTGCGCGGTGTTGAACTGGTGCGCGGTGTGGATGACGAGCTCGTCCCCGAAGAGGATCACGCCGCCGATCTGTCTGGCCTCGAGGTATCCGCCCTTGCCGTTCTGGCGCGCGATGTTGAGGACGACCTCGAGCGACGTCCACCGGCCCTCGGCATCCTCGTCGAGGCTGTGGTGCAGGGCGAGCTGCTGCCAGATGTCGAGGTCGAGGCCCGCCTCCTCCGCGAGCTCGATGCACTCCGTGCCCGCGGGCGAGCGGAAGTCCAGCGCGACCTGGTCCTCGGTGCCGTCCCACCGCCCCGTGTCCACGCGTCGGTACCACGGCACGGACAGGATCCGCGGTGTCTGGCAGCCGATCACGCGGTGCCCTTAGCGGCCCGAGGGGAGAGCCGCTTCTCGCGCCGGTCGGCCAGCTGGTCGATCCGGTCGCCGAGCGCCTTCGGGGGAGCGAGGCCACGCGCTGTATTCATGGTCTGGCGGAGCTCGCGCCCGGCGGCGGCGAGCTCCTTGGGGTCGGCAGTCGAGTCCATGACCTTCGCGAGGCGGAGGGCGGAGGCCGCAGCGGCGTTCGTCTTCGGGTCAAGCCCCAGGTCATCGAGCTCGGCGGCGGTTGCCTTGGCGACGGCTCCGGCTCGGACACGTTTCGGTTGATCGCTCATGATCCGCCTCCGATCTGACGGAGCGTCACACGCAGTGACGACCGTCGACCGTCACGGAGTGTGACGGGCCGCCGGGTGGTGATCATGACCCGTTAGGAGGGCCGAACTCGGTTCGCGGTGATTAGCGATCGCCGCGGGGAGAGAGACGGGCGACAAGGGCGTTTTGGGTCGCCCGGTCTCCCGCCGAAGTTTTGATCCACCTCTTCCCCGGCAAGCCGAACGGGCCCGCGAACAGGCCCTCGACGGCACTCGGAGTCACCCTCCGTGCACCGCCGACGGTCACCATCGGTGAGTAGCGGAGGGTCACCACTGCCGGGTTGTCTGGGTGGTGACGGGGCGTGACTCGCCCCGGCGATGCTGGCGGTACCAGCGCGTGACGACGCGGTTCATTTCGTCTGATCGCATCGCGGCAACGCGCTCTCGTACGACCGCTTCGCCTGGGTCAACGGTGACGATCTCAGCACCGAGGCGCTGGTAGCGGGCGCGCCACCGGGTGCTGGGCATGGTGTGGATCAGGTACACGTCGACCTGGTCCAGGTGCTTGACCGCCTCGTCGATGGCGGCGTAGCGAGCGCGGTGCGCGATCTTGATGGCGATCTCGTCCTGGTTCCACTGGGGCGCGCCGGGGCCGGTGAGGGCGCGGGTGATGCGGTCGAGGTCGATGACGATGTCACGGGCTGTGGCGCGGGCCTCGATCCAGCTGGACTTGCCGGCGGCTGGCGGGCCGGTGATGACGTACAGCACGGAGCATCACCGCCTCGCCAGCCGCGTAGTGGGTCAGTCCCCGAAGGGCGCAGGGCCGCCGCCCTGGATGTCGAGCTCGTTGGATCCTGCGCTGGAGCCGGTGGCCGTGAAGGCACTCTCGCGGCCCTCGGCAACGCGAAGGATGGCCGTGCTGGCGTTCAGGATGTTCCAGGCGGCCGCGTCGTCCTGGGCCTGCAGGGAGCCGTACCACTCCTTCAGGTGGCCGACGGGCGTCACGGTGAGCTGGGCGGTTACCTCGTACTGCGTGCCGTCGGCTGTGACGGTGGCAGGTCCGTTGTATGTCGTCATGGGCTCATCATCGAGCAGGCCAGCGCTACATCCCGAGCTCACGTTCGAGGCGGGCGAGTTGGGCGGGGCTCATGGCCTGCGTCCAGCGCCGGCCTTCGAGGGTCCAGCGGGTGTGACAGCCGGGGCACGTCCAGATGCGGGGCGCTCGCCACCGCCGCCGGCGCCACGGGCGTCGGCACATGGGCGTGCAGGCCACCAGGTCCCAGTCCATGTAGGTGTCGGTGAAGCTGTCCACACTGCGTCACCCTGACGTCTACGGGCGCCATTGCTCCTGGTAGCCAGGCCGATCGGCGTAGGGCAGTGCGGCCAGGCGGAGCGTGCGGCAGGGGTAGCGCTGAGGCGTGCTGCCGCCGTGCGTGGGGTAGCCCCAGTGGCCGTCGACGCAGGTCCGGCATGAGCCGTCGTTGGTGTCGGTGTGCTCGGTGAGGAGCTCGCGCTTGGCCTCGATCTCGCGCAGCACCCGCGCCGGATCATGACGCACGATGTGGCCGCGATCACCGTCATGCACAACGACGGCAACGCGGTTCAACGGCGGAGCGCTCACCCAGTTCTTCGGGTGCTCCCACCACGCCTCACCGCTACAGCCGCGTGCCACCCGCTCGTCCTCGTCGAGCTGGGCCGTGAGCCACTGCACTAGATCATCGGTCATGCCTGTCATCGTTTCACTGACCCTCGGTGACGGCCTGCGCCTGCCCGGGATGAGCCTCGCGGATGTGGGTGTGGATGGGCGCGGTGTCGATGCCGAGCACGTTGCGCTTCAGTTCTGGCCGGAGCGTGGCGTTGAGTTCGATGGGCTGGCCGCAGGCGGGGCAGCGGGCGCTCAGGGTGAAGCTGCCGACTGCCATGTCATCGCCTCCGCGGGGTGAAGGTGCCAGTGCTGTTGTCCAGCTGGACGGTGACGGTGCGTGGGTGGTCGGCGCGGCCTCGGCAGGTGACGTTGTGTCGTCGCAGGAGGCGGCAGGCGATACGTCGAGGCGCGACGTAGGCGAACTCGCGGGGCTCACTCAGGGCGAAGAGGAGCCAGTAGGCGGGGGCGTTGGGGCAGTCGCTGGGGTAGCGGTAGGCCGGCCACCACCTTCGCGAGTCGGCTGCGGGCTCTCGGGGCTGCGGGTCGAGCATGGGTACTTCCCCTCCTGCAGGGCGTGTGTCAGCTCCTCCAGTGAGCGCTTCATCTCTCGCTGGAGGCGACGCTCCAGCCATCGCAGTACGTGGCGCCCGTTGTGGTCCAGGTTGCGCATGGCTACCACCTGTCCGGGTGTCGGTTCGTGCCGATGCAGGTCCAGTTGTGACGGTGGAGGAGGCGGCAGGCGAGGCGGCCGGGCAGGCGTGCTGCGGCGTAGCGGGGGTTGTCGAGGGCCTCGCGGACGCGGCGCTCGATGCCTGTCGCTTCAGGGCGGTACCAGCGCAGGACGCGGGGTGGCTGGGTGCGCAAGGCGGTGAGGATGCGGCTCTGCAGGTCGGCGAGGTCGTCTTCGTACGCCATGGTCACCACCTTCGTGTGGCTTGCTCGCGTGTCCGGGGCTGTGTGGTGGTGCGGTTGCCGCGGGCGCTGTTGCATCGGCGGTGCGCGCTACGAGCGTTGGTGGGGTCGAGGAGGTTGCCGCCCTTGGACAGTGGGACGGCGTGGTCGAGGGTGAACGCCCAGGGGCTGGTCTGGCCGGCACGACCGGTGAGGCTGTAGTCGATGTCCTTCTTGCACCACCAGCAGGGCAGGAGGAGTGCGCGTTGCTGGGCGCAGAGGCGTCTGTACGGCCTGCCGTTGCGGGGGTTGCCGGCCATCGGGGTCACCTCCCGCGTGGGCTGGGGCGCCCGTCGTACGGCTGCAGCGGGCCGTGGCTGGGGGCCATGGCGTGAGCGGCCTGCCGTGCGGCGGGCGCCTGGGCATGGCGAAGGCCCCGGAGTCAGATGCTCTCGGGGCCTTCGCCATGCGGTCTGTGGTGCCCGTTGGGGGCGTTTTGTGAAGCATGTTTGGACATGCTGAACGTGGGTCGAGTGTTACAGGAGGTCAGAGCAGTGGTCAAGCCGCTTCCTGGCGGGCCCGCAGCGCCTTGTCGTGCACGACCCGTTGCAACTCGTCAAGGTCGACGAGGACGCGGCGGCGCTTGTCGTAGCCGCGGTGTGTGATCTCGCCCCGGTGGATCCACTGACGGATGGTGCCAGGCTTCTGCGCGACACTGAGAGCGGCGGCGTAGATGTCCACGATCATGGGGTCGCTCATGCGCTCAGGATGCCACCTGTGGGATGCAGGACGGCAGGCCGGGCGGACGGAGGCGCAGGCGCCTTGGGCCCAGAACGGGCTGGGCAATCGGGCGGTTTCCTGCTCACTGCGGGCACCTAGTGTCCTACCCTCGCCGCACCAGCAAGGGGGGCAACTCATGCATCACACACGCGCGGCCGTCACGCTCGTAGCCGCACTCGTGCTCGGGGTAACGGGCTGTACGTCCAGCGAAGGTGGCGGCGGCACGGACACGAGCACATCACCCAGCGCCTCGGTCTCCGGGTTGTCCAGCGAGTGGATTCCGAAGCTGGAGGAAGCTACCGAGGGTCGGTCCGGCGTCTGTGCTGAGGTCGGCGATCAGGCCTGCGCTGAACACCTCACAGACATCGCGTTGGTCGTCTCCGATCTCGAGTCCGCCATCCAGGACGCCGGGGCCGAGGAGGCGTACCCGCGCTCCATGAAGGAGATTGAGAAGATCAACAAGGCCGTCGACGCGTATACCGAGCATGAGTGCCTGGGCGACCCCAACGCCGGGATTGATGGCTCGCCGTGCCCCAAGGACACGTACACGATCATGGGCGGTGGCACGTCGCTGCAGTTCACGATGACCACCGATGAGTTGAAGGCCGCATAGGCGGGAGAGTGCGCCCGTCGCGGCGAAGCAAAATGCCGTGCCCGTGGTGGTGCGCAGCGAGTAGCGATCAAGGACAGGAGCGCAGTGGACGTAGGCGACCTCGCCACGCGGCTGGAGCGCGAGGAGTTGCGTGCTCTTGCCGCTGAACGGCGGGTCGCTCAGGCGCGCCAGGTGGAGATGACGTTCCGGACCGCAGGCAGTACTGGGACGAACGGGTACGGCGATGACACCGGGTATGACCGGTGGGATGTGACGGTCGTGAACGGCAGCGGCGCTCCGATTCATGACGTGATGGTGCGCTTCGGGGGCGTGTATAACGCTGCGGCGGCCGCCGAGGTCGAGGCACGCGGCCTGCCTGACGGAGGGCGGCGTACGGTCCCCGTGCATCTGATCGGTGGCGGACGCAGCGTGGACTTCGAGTCGCCGCGGTGGACGGAGGACACGGTGGACCGGAGCAGGCCGGCGCTCCACTTCACGGACGACAACGGGGTCCGCTGGAGTCGGGACGAGTTCGGTCAGCTGGAGGAACTGCAGCCAGGGTCGCCGATCATCTGACGGTTCCGCGGCACGAGGCGGGGCGGGTCGTCACGGGGGCCAGGTGTCGGGGCCGCCGCCGCGCCATTCGATCAGGCCGCTGGTGCGTGCGTCGAGAGCGTCCCAGTCGTCCAGGCCTGCTCGTCGGAGGAACTCCACCAGGTCGTTCAGGTCGTATGCGAGGCCGAGGATTTCGCCTCCGGCGCGTACGCGGCGGCCGCCGTCCTCGTCGGGCGGGTAGACGACGACCAGCGGCAGCGGGGACATACCCCTCAGGATGGTCCGGGTCGTCGCGGGCCGCACGCGGACATGGCGTAGGCCCCGGCGCGACGGGGGGGCGCGGCGGGGCCTACGGCTTCAGTGTGGCAGGGGGTGTCAGTCGGCGTCCGGGTCTACACCGTTCTGCTCGCGCATGGCGCGGTTCGACTGCTGGGTGAACTGGGCGTACTGCTCGGGTGTCCAGTTGGCCGGTTGGGGCGGGAGGCTGGCCACAGTGTCGGCGAGGAGGTCGGTCTCGGTTTTGCGGGTGAACAGGCCCATGATGGTGCTCCTGTCTCGTTCGGGATGGGTGACCGGGGCGGCCGTACTTCTTGGCGGAGGGGCGGCCGCCCCGGGGCTTATGGGAGACGCGTCACGGTGCGGTTGCGGCGGGCGGCTCGGTTACCGGCCCTTCGCCGTTCCACACACGCACGTCCGGCTCAACGCCGTGATCTGCGCGGCAGTCTTCGGCGAGCGCGTCCGCGAACTCCTGGGCGCTGCCGCGGTAGTTCGTGGTGCGGACCCTCAGCCCGGGCGCGGACTGGTACGTGTACTTGGGCACGACGGCCCCCTCTCTGGCCGGTAGACGGCCGGTAGATGCATCGGTAGATGGCGGTAGACGGCCGGTAGACGTGCAGGTCAGGCGGCGGTAGACGCGGTGGGAGACGCTTCCTCGGCGGTGGCTGGGGAAGGGGTCTGCAGGTCGTTTCGGCGGACCCCCCAGGTGGGGATTCCGGCCACCTTCACGGAGCGGTCGAAGGGGATGTCCAGGGCGGCCAGTCGGTGGCGCATATCGGTGACCGTGCGGCCCTCCCACTGGCCCTGTTGGTGGAGGTGGGCGAGGACGGCCCGGAGGTGCACCTTGTCCGCCTCCCCCATGACCGTGAGCAGGAGGGTGCGGACGGCCTCCCGGTCGGCCTCCACCGATCGCCCCTCGGGGGCCTTCTCCTGGGGGGTGTCGGCGGGTTTCCCGGCCCGCCAGGAGGCGAGCGTCCACCATCCGGTGAGCAGCCACATGAGGGACGGCAGGGCCCGTACGAGGCGGGCCAGTACGTACGCGCCGACGGCGAGGAGGGCGAGGCGGGCGATGATGCCGAGGGCCGCTTTCCAGCCCTTGAGGTCGTCGCGTCGGCCGCGCGCGCACCAGGCCACGGCCCCGTTCACGAGGCGGCGGGTGTGGAGGCGGGAGCCGGTGGCGAGACGGTCGGCGATACAGGCGAGGCGGCTCACAGGATGCCCGCGCCCTGGAAGAAGGCGAGGATGCCGCCGCCAGCCGCGTTGAGGGCGGCAGGAAGCCAGGACAGGGCCCCGGCGACGCCTGCGGTGAGGCAGAACGTGGAGCCGACGAAGGCGCCGCCGATGATCCGCTTCTTGTCTTTCTTCCCCGCCGCCTTGTACGACAGGACGACGAGGGTGACCGCGATGACCACGACGACCGCGCCCGTGGCGCCGAGGCCGACGAGCTGCCCGGTGGTCAGGCCAGCGGCGGAGGATGTGCCGGTGACGGCGGTGCTGGTCTTCTCGCCGGTGTCGTTGGCGATGGTTCCGGATCGGTGGTGAGCCCAGCCGAGGATGCCGCCCGGGCACGCCGCGGCACAGGCGGCGGCCCCGAACCCCTTGCCGAACGAAGAGAGCTGCTTCATCTCCCTGTTGCCGGTCCACCAGGGGTAGAGGTTGCAGGTCAGGATGATCAGGGCGGCGAGGAGGCCGCCGATGGTGAGGGTGTTGGTGGCGGTCACAGGTGGACTCCGGTGAGCAGGGTGATGGGGTCGAACCAGTGCAGGACGCCGAACGCCCCGAGTGAGCTGGTGACAAGGAGGAAGCGGGGCACGAGACGGCCGGTACGCCGGTCCAGGGCCCACGTCGCGGCGACGGCGACGGCGGCGATGACGTACGCAGCGACGATCCCCGCCTCGGCGCGGGCCTGGTGGACGGTGTGGGACCACAGGCCGACGGGGCTCTGCCCGGCCGCCCACGGAAGGAGGGCGGCGAGGATCGCGGCGATCATCCGCCACGTGAACAGCCGTTCCCAGAGGCGTTCCCACAGCCGGGGTTCCGGCTCGGGGTCGGGGACGACCAGGACCACTTCGTGGACGTGGCGTACGACGACGGCCTGAGGCTCCGCAGGCGGCGCAGGCGGAGGGGGTACGGGCGGGGTAGCCGGTGGTGGGGTAGGCGGGGTGCGCCAGGGGGGTACCTCGCCGGGCTCGGGGGGCCGGGCGGGCAGGGGTACGCCGGCGGGGATGACGCGGGTGGGGACGATGGGGGTGTCCTTGCTCATGACCGCCACCTCGCACACCACGCGAACAGGCCGGCCAAGCTCAGCCAGCTGCTCGCCGCAGTGAGGCGCGCCTGGTCGTAGGCGCGGAGCGCGGCCAGGACGCATCCGGCCGCGCAGGCGATGGCGAGCGGCGGGAAGACGAGGAGGACGCCGAGCAGCGCGGCGGCCAGGGCGAGAGTGACGCCGGCGGCGGCGAGGGCGGCTCTGACGGGGCCGTGGGTGCGGTGCACGTGTACGGCGGTGATCAGGCCGGGGGCCAGGCCGAGCGCCACGAGGGCGGCGAGTATCACGGGGTTCCTTCGGTGCGGTAACGCGCTGGCGGGGGTGCTGGCGGCGGCCAGGTCCAGGGGCTCTGCAGCGTGGTTCATGCGGGCTCGCCTGCGAGGAGGTCACGGAGCTGCTGGGCCTTCTTCTGCCCTACCCGCAGCTCCTTCTTGAGGGTCTGGACGCTGGCCGGGCGGCGGTGGGTACGGCGGTGAGCGGCGTCTACCTCGCGGGCCCGGTCGAGCAGCGGATCCTGCTCCCCGCCACCGTCCCTACCCGCCGTACCCGTGGGGTGGGGTAGGGCGTCCGGGCCGGGCCTGGGGTCTACCCCGGGTACGGGTACGGGCTCGGGTAGAGCGGCTACCCCGGGCCGGGTAGAGGGCTGCGCGGGCCGGGTAGCGCGTTCTCCCTCGGTGGTGTGCTGGATGGCTTCGGGCTGTTCGGGTAGGCGGGCGTGTACCTCGGTGCGGCCGGGCCGGGTACGGGCGTGGGCGGCGGGGACGGCGCAGGCTACCTGGGGGTGTACCCGGGGGGCGGTGATGAGGTCGAGGTGCAGGCCGGGGCTGGTGTACTCGTGCTCGGCCGCCTCGGGTAGGGCCGGTACGGGCGCGTCCTGCGGGCCGGGCACGGGTGCGGGTGCGGCGTGGAGCTGGGGCCGCTCGGGTACGGCCGGGGCGGGGGGCGGGGTGGGGTCGGGGTTGCCCGCGCGGAGGGCTACCCGTACGAGGGTCTCGGAGACGGGTACGCCGTACTCCGTGCACAGCGCGGCGGTCTCTGCGGGCGTCGCGTCGGGCCGTGCGGCGTGTATCCGGAGGATGGCGTCCATCGGGTCCATGGCGCGCAGTTCGGCGCCGGTGACGCCGAGCGGGGTAGGCGGGTAGGGCTCGGGTAGGGGCTGGGCTACCCACGGCGAGACGACGGGTACGGTGCTCAGCTCGGCCGCGGTACGGCGTGCGGCGAGCAGCTGCAGGAGCTGGTGGCGGCGCTCGCCGTCGACGGCCGCCCCGGAGCGGGCCACCGCGGCCTTGAGGGCGGCGCGGGCCCACCAGCCGCGGTGGCGGCGGGAGGCGAGGCGTACGGCGCGGGCGGTCGCGCGGTCGCGGCTGATCTGTTCCGCGGTACGGTTCCGGGTCGCCAGTCCGAGGTAGGACAGCAGGCGTTCGCGCAGCTCGTGGCCGATCTGCGCGGGCAGTCCGGTGGAGAGGGCCTGCGGTTTGGCGACGCGGATCTCCAGGCCCATGGCGAGGTGCCAGAGCAGGGCGGCCATGACGGGGCCGAAGACGGCGCGGACGGTGCCGCCGATGATGCCGGACTCGGAGTAGGCGGGGATGACCTGGACGCCGGTGATGGTCCACACGAGTACGCCGGGTACGCCGGGGGTGCCGGCGGTGTCCTCGGTGGCGGTGGCGCGTTTGTTGGCTCGGGCCATGACCGCGCAGGCGAGGAGGGCGACCTCACCGGCGGCGAACATCACCAGGCGCTCGGTGTGGTCGGCCATGTCCAGGCGGTGCTCGGCGAACCGCCAGGAGGTGTCGGCGGTGTAGGCGGTGCAGACGAGCGCGCCGATCCCGGCGGTGAGGACGGCGCCGCTGGTACGCCGCACGACCAGCCAGCACAGGCCTGCGAGGGTGGTGAGGAGGAGGCCGGCGGCGAGGGCGGTGGGCCAGTACTCGGCCGCCGCTCTCGCGTAGGGCTGGTCCAGGATCACGAAGGACTCCAGTGCGTGGGGAGGCCGCGCCCCGGCCGGGGGATGTGCCGGGGCGCGGCGGTCTGGCGGGGTTCAGTCGGCGTCGTGGTCGAGGCGTGCGGCGGCGGACTCGGTGGCCAGCGTGTTCAGGTCCTGGGCGTGCGGGTCGTAGCCGACCTCCAGGCCGTGCACGAGGTCCAGGTGGTCGACGCTGTCGTGGTTCGCGTGGGCGGCGCGGTAGTCGGCGGCGCACTGGCGGTGGAGCGCGGCGACGCGCTCGGCCGTGGTGGGTTTCCGGCTCATCGGCGGTCACCTCGTACGGCGTCGAGGTCCTTGGCAGCCTGGCGCAGGAGGAGGGCGTACTCGCCGCGGGTGACCGTGGCCGACCGGTCCGGGAGGGCCCGGTACATGCGCTGCATGCTGTCGCGGGCGACGACGTCGGGCAGTCGGGTGAGGACGGCCTCGGCGGCGATGTCGATGGCGCGCTCGAGGTCGCGGCCGGTCATCGGCTGGCCGGGGTCCAGTTGGAGGAGGCCGGCCAGCTTGGTGAGGGTCTGTGCGGCGTAGGTGGGCTCGGCGAGCAGCACCTTGAGGGCTACGTCGATCTGATCGGGCTGGGTAGTGTCTGCCACGGACCTGTTCCCTTCGTTCGCTTCAGGACGGGTCCACCCCTCGGCCCGGAGCTGCAACTCCGCATGGGTCGAGGGGTTTTCCGTTGTGCCGAGAACGACCGTAGCGAGAAGTGTGGACATTGTCCACACTTCTCGGGGAGGATGTCCGCATGCCCGATGCCCCCGAGCGGCAGGAGCCGGAGAGGGAGACAATGACCATCCCGAAACTCGCAGAGCGAGCGGGTGTGAGCCGGACATACATCCACCGGCTTGCGACCAACCCCGCCGAGGGCTGGCCGGCTCCTGTGTTCAGACCCGGGAGTTCGCGCCCGGAGTACGACGTGGCCTGGTTCGACCAGTACTGGAAAGCGCGCCAGGAAGGGATTCGCCAGGGCAAGCGCGCCGACCTGGAGAAGGGCGACGAGGCGTAGAACGCAGACGAGCCCCGCCGCCCCAGGAGAAGTGGGGCGGCGGGGCTCTCGCGTGTCCAGGCACACGCTACGCCGTGGCGTGGCGGCATGTCAGGCGGCCACCGGCTCCATGTCGGGCTCGTCCTGGTCCTCGTCGTGCAGGTGCTCGTTGCCCGGCTGGAAACGCCGCAGGGTCAGCCAGGTGGAGGGCGGGTACGGGCACAGGCACCACTCACACTGCACCGACGTGCGCATGTCCGCGTAGATCTTCGCCCCGCACACCACCCCGGAGGAGTCCACGGCGATGCAGTGGCCGAGGAAGGTCGGCCTCGGCTGGTCGAGGTCGTGGCCGGGCTGTACGACGCGGGAGGCGCGCTGGAAGAGACGGCGGATGTCCCAGCCGAAGGCCTCGCCGGCGTACCAGCGTGAGATCCAGTCGAGATGGTGGTCGAGGTCGCCGGCCGCGATGGTGACGCGGTTACCGAGGCTGGCCGCGCGGGGCGGCAGGCTCCAGCCGCGAGTCTCGTAGACGGCGGTGCGCCAGTCCTCGAGGACGCCGACGATGCCGCCCTCGGCGATCAGGTCCAGGACCTCGCTGTCGAGAGGCATGGGGGCCTCAGCGAGGCGGACGCGACCGCCGTACTGGGCGCTGCCGGTGGCGCCGGGGGTGAGCCAGGACCCCAGGGAGGCCCAGAGTCGGGGAAGGCGGGTGAGGCGTTCGTGGGTGGCGCGGGTGCAGGAGGGGCAGAGGCTGCCGAACTCGAGCTCGTTGTGCGTGCACAGGGTGCAGATCATGCGTGTGCTCCCCTTCGTACTGGTGGGGCAGGGGCGGGGTCGTCCTCCCCACCCGATGGGTAGGGAGGGGCGTCTACTGCTGTGGCGAGTCGGCGGGTGCGGTGCCGCTGTGCCACTCGGACGGGCGGGGTACAGGACGGAGGTGGACGGCCCCGGGGCAGATGGACTCGTCCGGGACGAGCGGCCAGCCGAGTCCGCTGCGGCACGCGGTGATCAACTCGGGTGAGGACAGGCGCGGTTGCGTCGCTTCGTCCAGGGCGGTGATGAGGAGTTCGAGGGTGGCGGGCTCGGCCGCGATCTCCTGGACGGGGTCAGTGCGTATCAGGTGCAGCTGCATCGTCAGCGCCTCCTCGGTGGCGGCCCGTACGGGGACTGCCAGGCGGGCCGGTCGGTGCTCGGCGCGGCCTCGCCGGTGTCGTCCGGCTGCTCGTCGGTGGGCTGCGGGGCGGGAGCGGCCCTGAGCCAGCGGTGGTTGGGCTGGTAAAGCGGCTCGTGGGCGAGGTGCGGGGCGAGGATCTGCAGGGCGCGCTCGATCGGAGTGGGCTGCTCTGGCTCGGTGAGCCATGCCGACAGTCCGCGCGGCTCCCAGGTGTCGATGCCGGCGAAGGCCTCTGCCAGGGCCTGCTGGTAGCGGCGGGCGGCCTGCTCGGCTTGGGCGAAGGCGGCTGCGAAAAGGAGCTCGATGAAGCCATGGAAGGCCTGCGTGAGTTCCTCGTGTTCCTCGCAGGTGTCGGGCGTGTGCTGGGGGTGGCGGCCGGACGGGCAGGTCGGCACCCCGTTGGACGGTGTCTTGACGCTGAACTCCAGCTCGACGCTGGCGTCCTCGACGGGCAGGGCCTCCTCCTGTAGCTGGACGTGGGCGACGCCGTCCACCGGCTCCCAGCCGCCTTCGCGGCCGATCCAGACCCGCGTGGGTTGTGTGAACTCCAGACCCATGTCAGTACTCCCTGGCTTTATCGAGGGCGGTGTTCAGTTCGATGAGGCGGGCGTCCACCCAGCGCGCGATGGACGTGCCGAGCGGCGGTCCGGCCTTCGCCCAGCGGACGGCGAGAACGTGGACCGCCTCGATGGCGGCCTGGGCGCGGGCCAGTTGGCCGCAGAGACCGTCGGGCCCGTACACCCGCTCGGCGACTCGCGGCGCGGCAACGGTGACCTCCCGGTCGGTCCAGAGGATCAGGTGGTAGCCGGGCCGGGGCCGCACGGGTCCGTCGATGCTGTCGATGACGAGCTGTTCGCCCTCGTAGTGGTGGGCGTTGGGGCCGAGCCACGCGGTGAGCTCGGGGTCGCGGCTGCCGTCCCAGATACGGGTGTCGACGACAGTCGGGCCGGTGTGCTGCAGCACGGTCAGCCGTCCTTGCGGTGGTTGACGGAGAAGCCGGGCAGGCCGAGACCGAAGTCCGGGTCGGCCGAGGCCGGGCGGAGCGGGGCGCGCAGTTCGGTCTCGTCGACGCTGCACATCGGCTGGCGGGGTGAGAGGCCGGCCGGGACGCCGGTCCACCGGAAGGGCTCGCCGCAGGCCCGGCAGTTCACCCTGATCTCGGCCGAGTAGCCGATCACGGTGGGATCGGTTTCGCTCGCGGTGATGCGGCCGACGCCGACGAAGGCGTCGAAGTCCTCGTGCAGGCACGGCCGATCGGGGTCGACGCGGAGCCGGATGCTGTCGGGGTCGACGTTGAGGCCACGGTGGCTGTGGGCGGGTGAGCCGCCTGCGGTGACCTTGGCCCACCCGGAGCCGTCCTCGTCGTCGAGGTAGAAGGTGCGGCCCCCGTACGTGACCTCGACGGCCTTACGACGCGTACCGACGAACTCGCGGGCCCAGTACAGGGGGAAGAAGATGCTGTCGGCGACGACGGCGGTGACGCGGCGGGCCTGGCAGGGCTCACCGTTCCAGCGGGGCTGGGGCTGCTGAATCATGGGTGGGTGGTTCCTTCCTTGATCGATGCTTCGTTGGCGGGGGTGCCGTAGCCGGTGGGGATGTTGAGGGCGTGGCAGCACGGGGTGCAGCGGCGGCGGCCGAGGCGGGAGAACAGCCCGGGCATCTGCCAGCCGCGCCGGAGCCCGCATGCGGCGCGGGCCGGGATGCCCGGCGGGTAGCAGAGCCGGTCCATGACGTCCTCATCGGTGCGGTCGATGGCCGTGCCGGGGATGGCGTGCAGGCGGCGCCACTTGCCGCACGCCAGCCACCAGTGACCGGCGTTGCCCGGGATGGGGTGAGAGGTCACGGGTTGGCCTGGCCTCCCGTCCGATGGAACTCCGCGGCGATCTGCGCGAAGGCGGCTTCTTCAGCGGGCGTGAGGGCGGTGCGCGCGGTGGCCGGCCGTGTGCAGTCGGGGCCGTGCATCTGGCCGCTGGTGTGCCGCCAGAACGAGCAGCACGGAGGCCGCGGCACGAACGGCTCGGTCTTGTCGCGGGTGAGTCGCGTCAGTCGCTGCTGCACGGCCTGCTCGCGGCGGGCCTGGGTGTAGCAGCGGTGGGCGTTCCACGCGAGGACGCCCGCGGGGAAGAGGCCCCCGAGGGCGGGCCACCAGGCGTCGAGGGTGGCGGTGTAGCAGGCGCCGATGGTGAGGAGCACGGCGGCGGCCATGCTGGCGTGGGCGTAGAGGCGCGTGTTCATCGGCTGACCCGGATGATCGCGATCGGGGTGTTGGCGGCGAGTGCCTTGTGGAGCTCGCGGAGGCGGAGGGATGCGCGGGCGTCGCGGAGGGCAAGCCGGCCGCGGGTGGTGGACGGCAGGGCGCGCCAGCAGCTGTTGCACAGGTAGTGGCCGTGCTTGCGGCGACCAGGGCATCCAGGGCAGGGCAGGGTGGGAGTGCTCATCGGTTCCTCCGACGGGCGCGCCAGGTCAGGTACGAGATGGCCAGTACGGCGATCAGGAAGGTGAGAGGGCAGGCTGCGCCGAGGACGTCGGCGCCGCTGACCGCGTAACCGATCACTCGGTCCTCCCCGTGGCATCGGGGCGGGGCATGCGGGCGAGGCCTTCGGCCGCAGCGTCGGGGTCGTCGGCGGGCAGCTGCTCGGCGACGACGGCCAGGAGCTCGGCGAGGCCGCCAGGCTGGTTGCCCGTGCGGTGGTCGATCGCCTGGATCCAGCCGGCCGTGAACGAGGCCAGCTTCACCAGCGCGACGCGCAGCTCGGCGAGCCGGGACTCGGCGAAGACGTGCCCGGCGGCGGCGCGCAGGACGTGGAGCCAGTCCAGGTAGCCCATCTCCGTGGCCTGTTCGCACGCCTGCAGGGCCACGTCCGCGTCGATGGTCTCGGGGTACTGGCCCGTGCCGTCGGGGCGCGCCCATTCCGCTTCGCCGAACGCCGTGTGCTGGCGGGTGCGTTCGGCGGCGATCTCGTCGAGGACACCGGCCAGGCCAGGGCGGGGCGCCCACTGGTCCGCAACGTGCCGGAGCACGTGGGCGACGTGCTTCTTGTCGACACCGTCCTCGGCTGCCGCTTCCAGGGCGATGGTGCCGGTCGTGCCGGTGGGGCGGAGGATTACGTATGCCATGGCTTCGCGGCCGTCGACCACGACCATCCGCGTCTCTGCCTCACGCTCGCGCTCGGTGTTATCGCTCACTGCTGGGTGTCCTGTTCTTCGAGAGGGAGCTGGCCGTCCCCGGCGGGGGCGGCCTGGTTGAGGGCGGCGCGGACGGTCGCCGCGGACGGCGTGGCCGTACGGGCGAGAACGGCGCGGATCGCGTCGCGCTGGGCGGGGGCGAGCTTGCGCCAGCAGCGGCCCCCGATCCGCCGCCCCATCGACGTGGCCGAGCGGATCGGCTTGTGGCAGTACTGGCACTCGACGAGATCCCTCACGACGGCTGCGCCCCGTCCCGCCCTGCCCTGGCGGCGGACTCGTCGTCCTCGGGGAGGAACTTGGGGCACGGCGTGTTGGTCCAGACGTCGCCGTTCACGGGCTCACCTGAACCTCGGCGAGCGGCACGCCCGCGGACAGCTGCCGGTACAGCTCCTGAAGGCGGTCCATGGCCTTGCTGTCGCGGCCGTTCAGCGCGCGGCGGGCGGCCATTGGCAGATCGCTCCAGCAGCCGAGACAGAGGTACTTGCCGGAGCCGCGGATGCCGTTGGGGCAGGGTCCGGGGCAGGGCGTGGCGGTCATGTGGGGGCCTTTCTGTGCGCGTGGGTTTCCGGACCGGATGGGCGGCGGATCAGGCCGCAGAGGCGTCGTGCTGGCAGGGCCAGGGCTCGGCGTGGGTGACCACTTCGTAGGTGTCCTCGAAGCCGGGGGTGAACGTGGAGTGGATGGCGCAGACGGTCTCTGTGCCGATGGCGTCGCACTCGTCCGATCCGGTGGGGGTGTCGTGGTCGCAGTCGCCTTCGATGCAGCGCAGCTCGCCGGAGAGGAGCGTCATGGGGAGGCAGGCGGGGGGTGGTGCGGTGGGTCCGCAGGTGGGGCATTCGCGGCGGACGTCGGGGAGCGGGCGTCCGTTGATCGCGGCGGTCATCTCGGCGTCGGTGATGTCGCGGAGGCGTTGTCCGCAGCCGTTGCAGGCGCGCTTGAGCTTGATGGTGGTGGTCTTCGAGCCGTCGGGGTTGGTGGTGATGCGGTCGGGGGTGTTGGTGCGGGCGGGCAGGTTCATGCGCTGTGCCTTCCGTCGTCGGTGGCGGGCGTGGGCTGGTAGTCGTCGATGGAGATCGGGACGGTCTCGATGCGGCGTACGCGGCCGTGGCGGTCGAGGAGGACGTCGAGGCCTTCGTCGTCCAGGTCGTCGAAGGCCTCGACGTCCTCCTCCAGACAGGCGCAGTAGCCGTCGTCGTCGCAGCCTCCGAACGGGCAGGCGAAGAGCAGGAGTTGGGGGCTCATCAGGCTTGCGCCTCCTTGCTGGCAGGCTGGTGGCGGCGGAGGGCGTCGCCGACGCGGAAGCTGCAGAGGGCGTCGGCGAGGTCGGCGTAGTGCCGGGCCTGCTCGTCGGGCGTGCACGGTGTGATGTGCGCGGGCAGGGGCGGCCGGGAGCCGCCGAACGAGCCGGTCGGGACGTCCTCCGCGAGGTGCTCGCGGAACTCGGGGACGCTCATGCCTCACCCCCGGGCTGCCCGGCGGTCCTCATCGCGTCCACCTGTTCGGCCAGTTGCCGGGGCGTACGGCGGCGCGGCGGCCGGGCCTGCTGGGGGTGCGGGGCCGGGGGCGGGGGTTGGTGCAGGTGGCGGCGTGGGGCATGGCCTGCCACTCGGTGCCCTCGAGGCGGTCCCGCTCGGCGGTGAGAACGCGGGCGCGCAGGGTGCCGGTGCCGTCTTTGTAGACGGCCAGGTTCCCCTTCTCATCGGGGTCGGCGTTGACGGCCTGGCGGCGGCCGTTGACGGTGATCGCCCACCGGATCCGCTCGAGGCAGTCGTCGCACAGGACGATGCCGTGGTCACTGGGCATGGGTCAGCTCTCCTCTCCGCGCGTCTCGGCGGCGGTCGTGCGGGCTTCGTGTGGTGCGCGGCGTCGGCCGCGCTGGGTCGTGCACGGCTGCCCTTCCTCGGCGAGGCAGCCGGGCTGCGGGCAGGCGATGGCGAGCGCGCCCTCGGCGGGGGCCCGGCCGGCCGCGCGGCGGAACTCGGCGGGCATGTAGCCGCGGTGGTCGGGCATGGGCGTCTCCTCGGGCATGCGAAGGGGAGCGGGCGCAGCGGGCTGGTGCGGGGCGGCGCCGGCAGCGGCGGGCAGGTGCCCGTACTGGGCGCGGAGCACGGGTCCGGCCCGGTACACGCCGTAGACGTGCAGCGCGGTCGCCGGGCCGTGCGCGGCGGCCACCGCCAGGACCTCCTCGTCGGGGGCCGCGGAGCGCTGCCGGTACGTCGCCCGCACGGGGGCGGTCTCAGATGCCCGGCGGGCGCGGAGCTCGGCGAGCTGGTCGCCCCAGGCGCGGGCGCGCCGCCAGTGCTCGCTGGTGGTCTGCCGGTTGACGGTGCAGGTCTCGCAGGGTTCGCCGGTGGGCCAGATGCTCGAGTCTTCGCACAGCGGCTGGCCGCAGCCCTTGGGGGTGATGGCGACGGCGAGGAGCCAGGCGCCCATGTCGCGGATGGGTCCGGCGTCGCGGTAGCGGGTGGCGATGCGGGCGGCCATCCGCTGCGGGGTCATCAGGGTGTGGGCGGCCTGGTCGAGCTGGCGGCCGATCTCGCGGGCGACCTTGCGCAGCATGAACCGGCTGATGCCGTCGAGGTGGTGGCGTACGGGGGCGAGGCTGTCGTGGATGCGCTTGGTCCAGCGCAGTTCCGGCCCGGCGTACGCGGGCTTCCCGGCGGTGGTGAGGGTGGGGGCGGGGTGGTTCCCGCGCGGAGCGCGAGCAGCGCCGGGCCCGAACGTGCCGTCAGCGAGGTCACGCGCGTCGATCGCGGGCTTACTACCGGTCACTCGCCTACGGCGGGAACCACCCACCTCCTGGGGCGCAACAACCTCGTCAGTAACAACCCCGCTGTCTTCCTTGATCGCGAGGGATCCGCCAGGGGCGGCCGGACCGGATCCGCCATGGTTGTCCGCACCCGGCCCGGCCGAGTCGACCGGGCCAGCAGATGTGTCGGCGGCCGGGACGTCGAGGTCCAGGGCGAGCTGCTCGGCGGGGCGGATCGGATGGCGGTGGACGGTGAGGGTGTGGCGGCCCTGGTAGCCGGCACGGTGGCCGATGCTGGCCCAGCCCGTCTGCTCGAGGTCGCGCATGATGCGGCGCGCGGTGCGCTCCGAGAGCGACTGCCCGGCGCTGGTGTCGTGGTGGTGGAACAGCTCGCCCGCCAGTTCGGCGGCGGTCGGCTCGTAGCCGGGGGTGTACTTGGCGGTGTGCGCGAGGAGGAGGGCGGCGCGCAGGCGGCGCGGCTCGAGGGCATCGCACATCGCGACGGACACGGTGACGTACCGCTCGCCTTCGACGACGGGGCGGACTTCTCGGATCGCTGTGCGGCCGACACCCGTCTTCCGGGTCATGCGGCGGGTGGAGAACTCTGGCGGGCCGCCGTCCGGGCCTGGGGTGCGGCCCTCGGTGAGGGCGCGCTGGAAGGTGCGCACCGACAGGCCGGAGAAGCGGGCGAGTTCGGTGACGTGGGCGTTGCAGTGTTCTTCGTTGGTGTCGACGTCGAGGGCGGCTATTTTTGCCCACGCCTTGACGAACGCGTCCGAGTAGTGGGAGCCGCGGTAGACGCGCTCGGGGATCTCCACCGTCTGCACCGTGCGTCGCTGAGGGCGGCGCGCGCGGGTGCGCACGGCAGCGCTGCTGGCCCCGCCACGGGTGTGGCGGGGCTCAGCAGCGGCAGCGTGCGCAGCGGACACAGAGCCTTCCTTGGAGCGCGGGTCAGGGGTGGGTGCAGGCGGTGAGGACGAGGGCGGCCGTGGTCAGCGCGGCACAGAGGAGGGCCAGGGCCCGGGCCGCCCGGCGGCAGGGCCTGCGGGGGCGGCTCACTCGGTGCCGCCGTCGGCGGTCTGCTCGGCGTGTGCGGAGCGGGCAGCGCGCAGGTGCTCGAGGAGCAGGGCGGGCACGGCCACGAACAGGCCCTCCTCACCGGCGTGGCGGCCCTGGGTGAGGGGGCGGGTGTAGAGCCAGCCGCGCTGGGTCAGGACGTGGATCTGCACCTCGACCTGGCCGGTGGTGAGGCCGGTCTCCTCGGCGAGCTGCGTCATGTTGGGGCGGCGCGCGGGGCTGACCAGGCCGGTCTTGAAGTGGGCGTGGCCGAGGAGGGTCAGGGCGACCAACCGTGCTTCGGGGTGCATGCGGCTGATCCGGACGGCGCGGGGGAACAGGCTGCGCAGGTGCTCTTTGTTGCGCAACTTGCCGGGAGCGACGGCCTCGGCGAGCGTCAGGCGGCGCGGCACGTACGGGCGGGGTGCCTCGGCCGGCGCCGGGGCGGTGTTCTGCGGCCGGGACGGTACGGGCGGTGCCGGGGTGGGGGTGGTGGGTTTGGCCGAGGCTGCCGGGGCGGGCGTAGTGCGGCGGGGGTGCATGTCGGCGGGCGAGGGGCGGCATGCGCTGGTCGGTGTCACAGGTTGAGTTCCCTTCGGAGATCGGCTTTCGCGGCCTGGTAGGCGGCGGGGGTGGAGCGGCGCTTGCCGGAAGCGACCGCGCGGGTGTCGTGGACGCGGGAGGCGGAGATGGGCGAGAGAGGAAGATCCCCGGGAGGGATGCCGGTCCCGGGCTCGATCTCGTCCAGGCCCTGCAGGGCGCGTGGAGTGTGGTCGGGGCAGCACCAGCCGGTGAGGTAGAAGCGGACGCCGTCCACGGCCCGGCAGTGACGGCGCTCGACGCCGATCCAGTGCCGGCACTCCGGGCGCGGACGGTCCCCGCTCATCCCACGACGTCCTCGTCAGGCTCGTCGCCGTGCTGACCGTCGTTGCCGTCCCAGTGCGGGCTGTCCCAGTCGGGCTCGTCAGGCTCGGGGTGCAGGGACGCGGGGTCGCGATCGTCGTCAGGGACGTCGTCCCTGAGGGCGGTCAGGGCCGCCGAGTTGTACGCGGTGACGTGACCGCACGGCCACGGGTCCCACCGGTGCCCGGCGGGGGCCGGGTCGACCCGCGGCCCGTACCCGGCGCCCTCGATGCGCTCCTCGGCCGCCACCTGGTGCTCGGCGCAGGCGTAGATCACGCCGTGATGCGTCCCGAGCTTCCCGGCCCCGGGAGTTTCTGCCCGGACGATCAGCGAGGCGCCCGCACCGCACTCCCAACCTGCGTGTCCGTCGGCCGACGCCTTCCCCGGAGTCCGGCGCAGTTCCTCGGCGTAGCGCGCGGACGTGGCTTTCACGGCCAGCCGGGGTTCCGGGCTGCCACGCCGCTCCTCAACGTCGGCCGGGAGGTCGTCGATGACGGCGGTGAGGATGACCCGGGCGTTGGCCCCGCCGTTGCCGGACAGGCGCAGGTAGGTGTTGCCGGGGCGCTCACCGCCGGGGCCGTGGATCGGGCCGGGCCGGTGGTTGTCGATGGTTTCCTCGTCCTCGACGTCGATCACCGCCCGCCAGGCAGCCATCACCTGGCGGGCCCGGTCCACGGTGAGGCTGTCCAGGGAGGCCTCGGCGATGCCGTCGCCGTGGCGCGGACCGCTGACGATCTTCTTGAAGGCCCACGGCAGCGGGGGCAGGGTCAGGTGGACGGCCTCGACCGAGTCCAGCCACAGCAGGGCGGAGTTGTCGGCGTAGGCGGCCTCTGTGAACTGGCCGGCCTTGTGCCCCTGCCAGCCATCGGAGGCCCGGCCCTTGGAGGCGTAGATGTCGATGGCCTTCCAGCCGCAGGAGCAGGCGGCGGTGTAGCCGTCGATGTGGGTGTAGCAGCCGCGCTTGACCGGGTTGTGGGAGCGGACGTCCTGGGCGTGGCCCTTCAACCGGCCGAAGTGCCGGACCGAGCGGCGGATCCGGATCGTCTGGTACGCGGGCAGGGTGCGGCGGAACAGCGGTTCCGCCGGCACCGGCCACGGATTCCGGGCGATGGAGCGGACGATGTGGCCGGGCGGGTCGCCGGCCAGAGTCCAGCGGTCGCGGCGCTGGACGATCTCCCGTACGTGGACGGGGCCGTCGATGGTGTCGACGACGTCGCCGAGGAAGACCTCATCGGCGTGGGCGAGCATCGTGACGACCGGCCCGCCGAGGATCCGCGCCAGATCGGGAACGGCCGGAGGCTCGATGCTGGGCGTGGTCATGCTGCTCCGTTCAGAGGCGCGCTGCTGGAGGTGGTCGGGCTGAGGGCGGCGCAGGCGTCGGCCCACGCGGTGTCGTCGGTGGGCTGGGCAGGCTTCCTCCGCCAGGCGGCGCCGTACGCCTCCTCGTGGCGGGCCGCGATCGCCCGGGCTGCCTCGGGGCCGCACCAGATCTCGCCGTGCGCGATCTGCTGCAGCACGCGCTGGGTGTCGGGCGACCCCGGGGCGTCCACGCGCGGCTTGGGCGGCGCGGCCTCGAGGTAGCGGGCCTCGACGAGGAAGCCGTCCTCGACGGAGCGGGTGCGGGTGCTGTAGTCGCCCTTTGTGCCGTACTTGCCGAACACGCCCTCGGCGCCGTTGATGTGGCGGGCGAGATGGTCGGCGGCCATACGGTCGGGGAAGGTGCCGGCGGGCAGCCAGGTGCCGGGGCTGTTGAGGAGACGGGCGACGATCTGCGCCCGGGCGGCGTGACGCGTGGGGAGAGCCATGTCAGGTGACCTCCGTGTTGGTGTGGCGCTCCCAGCCCGGCATGAACAGGTCCGGGGAGGCGTCGGAGATGGTTGAGCCAAGCTGCTTGCCGCACTGGCAGGAGGCCTTGAGGACGAAGTCGCCGTGCTCGACGATCAGGGCGTGACCGCCGCCGAGGGTCTCGGGGTGGTCGGGGTTCGGGTCGGGGTCGCGGGGTTCGTGGTCGGCCTGGGCGAGCAGTTGCGCGGCCTGGTCGGGGGTGTGGCCGGCGGCTTGGAGGGCGGCGAGGATCTGAGCGCGAGCAGTGAACGCCGCCCCGGGCGACGGCTGGGCGCCGCCCGGGGTGTCCTTCTCCTCGGTCTTCCTCAGTGCGGTGTCGATGGCCTGGGCCAGCTGCGGCACGGTCGCCGTCCACGCGACGCCCGACCTGGGCGTCTGCAACTGCAGGATGGCGCCGCGCAGTTCATGCCCGACGTACGGGCGGCGCAGGGTCGGCTGGCGCAGGGCCGCGGCGATGACGTCGGCGCGCTCGCTCATGGGGTGCCCCCTGACCTGAGGTCGGCGCGGGCGCGGGCGATCGCCGCGCACCGGCTGCAGCCAGGGACGGTGCATGTGTGGACGAGCGGGATGTGGTCGCCGACGCGCGGGGCGCCGACGAGTCCGCCGTTCCAGGCCTGGCGGGCCTTGCGCTGCGCGTCGTTGGTCTCGGGCAGGCGGGGCCGTTGGGCACGAGTCGCCATCAGCCCTCACCTGCCTCGGCGGACTCCGGGCGGGGTGCGCCGCAGATGGTGCAGGTGGCGGTGCTGTCGCCGTCCTTTTCGTGGGGCGTCAGCCCCGGGCACTGTCCCTCGCAGGCGAGTAGCTGCTCGCCGGGGGCGGGCTGACGGAAGGTGGCGTACCCGGCGGGCGAGTAGCAGCGGCGGGCGGTGGTGCGGGCGATGACGAGTACGGACGCGAGCAGCGGCAGGGCGAGCAGGCCGGTGACGACCTGGGCGGTGTCGGTCACTGGTCCTCACCGCCCTCGGCGGTCTGGTCGGGGGCGGGGCGGCAGGGCACGCGGGCCAGCCAGTCGGCGGTGCCGGTGCTGCCGCCGACGTAGTGCCAGGTGAGGCGGGGGCCACGGGGGTTGGGCCGGGGCCGGGCAGCCACGGTCAGCCACGCCCCGGATGGCTGGCGGACCTGGTCACCGGGCCGCAACGCAATGACGGAACGGGTCAGCACGTGCCTTCACCGTCCTCGGCACCCTGGTCCTGCTGGGCGCGCCAGGCGGCGGCCTCGTCGACGCTGAGCTGGGTGGAGGCACGTAGTTCGATCTCGATGCCGTCGGTCTCGGCGTTGGCGTGGGCGTGGCGGAAGACGCGCCCGTACAGGCCGCTGCCGCCAAGGGTCCCGTCGCCGACGTCCACGGTCTTGTTGGTCACGTCTACGCCGAGGGCGTGCGCGATCTGATCGAGCGCATCGAACGTGGCGGCCTTGATGCGGATCTTGCCGGTGCTGGTGGCGTCGTCGTGGCCGAAGGCGTGGACGTCGGCGACGGTGAGGCCCGGGTGCTTGGTGATGAGGCGGCGGGCCAGCCCGGCGATGCGGGCGGTAAGGGCCTCGAGCGTCTCGATCGCGGCGAGCGGGCCCGGCTCCGCGTCCTGCTTCTCGTCCTGGTGGGGCTGCTCGTCCTGGTGGAGGAGTTCGCCCAGCCTGGTCAGGCCCGGGACCTCGTTGACGCGGTCGTGCCCGCACGCGCCGCACGGCTGGACCAGCTCGAACGATGTGTCCTCGGCGTCATGGTCGTACCGGTAGCGCAGGTACTCCAGCCGTCCCGGGGCGAGCAGGGCGGTGGCCTGCTCGGTGTCCTCGGGGAGGGCGCCGTGCGGGGTGTAGGTCCACTCCAGCTCGTCGGCGGCGGAACCGAGGCGGGTGCCGGCGGTCGCGCGGGCGGCGGCGAGGAAGCTGTCACGCAGCTCCTCGGCCCGCGCGTCGGCCTCGTCCTCGGCGGCGCCGAGGTACTCGGTGTAGGTGGTCAGGGCAAGTTCGATGAGGTTCATACGGCGACCACCAGAGGCTGGGGCTGGGCGGGGTTGAGGGCGTCGGCGATCCAGGCGGCGGCCTCTTCGACGGTGGTGTGGTCGCTGGTGCGGCGGCCCCAGGCGAGCCGGTATTCCCCGGGCGCGGGCAGACTGCGCAGGGGCGGCAGGGTGGGGATGGCTCCGGCCCACCAGCGGGGCTTGCCGCCAGCGGTGCGGTGGCGGCCGACCGCGCCCACGCAGTCGCCGGGGGTGAGCCGGTCCACTCGGGTGGTGGTGACGAGGTACTCGTGGGGCTGGTCGTCCAGGCCGGAGGGCCCGGGGCCCCAGCCGTGCAGGACGGGGCGGCCGGGCCACAGGTAGAGGCCGGCCGTCTCGCGCGGGGGCTGGCCGTAGCCGAGCGCGCCGGTGGTGGTGACGGTGCGGGTGAGGGCCTCGCCGCTGATGACGTGGGCGGTGTCGCAGCCACGGCAGATGACGCGGATGGTGACCCGGTCGAGGGCGCCGGAGTGGGTGCAGTGCTGGTCCGGGCAGCCGTGGGTGACGGCGGAGTCGGCGAGGGGGCGGGTGGTGATGGTGTTGCGGACGTCGACGTCCCAGGACGGGGACGCGCAGGTGGTGGTGTGGGCGAGCTGGTCCCACCCGAAGTAGGTGTTCTCGATCACGAGTTGGTCCTCTTGGCGTGGCGTGCGCGGGACGGCTGGACGGAGGTGATCTGGAGGGTTTCGCCGGTACAGGCCGGGGTGTGGATGTGAGAGGCCGGCGGTGTGGGCTTGGAGCTGAGCGGGGCGCCGGTGGAGGGCCAGGCGAGGAGCCACGTCAGGCGCGGTTCCCGGCCCTGGTCGTGGTCGTCGGCGGGGGTGGTGTCCGTGCTGGTGTCGATCAGCACCTTCAGCAGCCACAGGATCAGGCCGGTGGTGAGCGCGGATCCGGTGATGACCAGCCATAAGACGAGCGGGTCGCCGGTGGTGGCGCTCACCATGGGTGCCTGCGCGCGGCTGGCGGGGCGATGAAGCTGCGCAGTCTGTTTGCGGACTGGGCTGCGGCTTGGTCGTCCAGGAGCTGGCCGACGTTCTCGCCGCGCAGGTGGACGGTGATCTCGCCGTAGTGGCCGGTGCCGGTGACGAGGGGGCCGTGCCGGAGGGTGGTGCCGGTGTGGACGGACATCTTGTGCAGCCACCACGTCCAGGCCCGGACGGACTGCGGCCGTACGGTCAGCGTCAGATGGGCGGGGGTGGGGACGTCGGTGGCGGTCACGTCCGGCTGGGTCTGGGCCAGTTCGTGGGCGAGGAGCGCGGCCGGGCAGTCGACGTCCACTTCGGGGTGGATCGCCGAGGTGCAGCCCGCGTACTCGGTGACGCACCGGTCGGTGGGTTCGGCGGGCCCGGCCAACGCGTAGGCGACAGGGGCGAGTTCCTCGATCTGGGCGTCGCTCTCGGCGAGCATGGCCTTGACACAGGGGGTCAGGTCGAGGGCCAGAACCTCGATCTGCTGCGCGGTGAGCGGCAGGTCCCGGAGTGTGGCGACGGTCTCGAGGCGGGAGTGCAGCAGTTGCTGCAGGCCGCGGCTCACCGGTCACCACCCGCGTGTGGGACGGCGGGGGCGAAGGAGACGGTGTCTGGGGCGCTCGGCTCCGCGTCGGGCTGGCAGGGGACGAGGTTGGAGTGGGCGTTCTTCCCGCAGCCGCAGCGGATACCCGTCGGCCCGTACGCCAGCGGGTCCCCGCCGGACAGGCCGGGCCGGTCATGGGCGACGGCGGACTCCGCGAGCGGCACCGGCGCCGGTACGGGCTGGGCGCTGGCGTCGGCGGGAGGGGCTGCGCGGTCGGCGGCGAGCAGGTGCTCGGCCTTGGCTGCCTCGTCGCCGTTGAGGAGGGTCCAGGCCCAGACCTCGACGCCATCGATGACGGGGCGGGTCTCGGCGTAGGTGCCGGCGTTGAACTCGCTGGGGACGAGGTCCCAGGTGCAGTTAGCCCAGGCGGCGAGGGCACGGACGCCGGAGACGTCGTCGCTCCAGAAGATGTGGACGGAGTACTCGCCGCTGATCTCCCGCTTCATGTCTATGTCGCGGGGGTGAGTGGTGAGTTCAGCAATGATGCGGCCGACAAGGGCGTGGGCCTCGGTGAGAGTGGGGCCTTGGGGGGCAGCGTCTCTTACCTCGGGTGATGCGGCCGTGGTGGTCGGCTCAGTAGCCTGTTCCATGTGAACCTCATTGCGTAGTGGTGAGGCGATTTCTTCGGCGGGGTCGCGGGACCGGGCAGGGTCCACGGCCCCGTTTCGCACGTGTCAGGCGGCGGGCTTCTCGAAGGGCGTGACTGCCGTCCTGGCGTTCTCTTTGCGGATGTCGTCGGCGGTGAAGGTGATCCGGCCGCCGTCGAGGTGGTGGTAGACCTCGCGCCGGTAGCACTTGTCGCGAAGCACGCGCCGACTCCGGTACGGCAGGAGCTGCTTCGCGATGACCTCGTCCAAGGTCCAGCGGCGGAATTCGGCCTCGTACTCAGCGCGGTCTGGCGTGTGCTGGGCGGGCCCGGTGGGGGTCAGGGTCGTGGCCTTCCCGGTCACGGTTACTCCTCTTGGGTGATCACGTCAGGGGGGACGTTCAGCGCGGTGGCAACCCGTTCGACCTGCTGGTCACCGGACTCCTGGATGAGGCCCCGCTCCATGCGAGAGAGGTAGCCCCGATCCAGGCCGGTCTCGTCCTGGAGCCAACGAAGGCTCACTTTCCTGGCCTTGCGTATGGCTCTGATGACAGGTCCGTTGGGCTTCACGCCAAGAATCTAGGTGCAATCTAGCTACGTAAGCAAGCACTCTGACTACATCCAACCCTGAAAATCTTGGCTTCAAGCTCAGATTCTGTGACCCGTGGGACTGCCGTGGTGCAACCCAACCGGCTCAAAATGCTCATTAATGCCCAGGTCAAAGCGCCGAATCTGGGCTACGCGCGTGCAACCAAATGAGGCATGATGGGGACCCATGGACGACGACTCCAAGCGGCTTGGCTCTGAGCTTCAGAGAGCACGTGAAAGCCGACGCCCGAGGCTCAAGCAGGGCGATGCCGCCGAGGCGCTCGGCGTGAGCCGGACCACGATCCAGAACATCGAGCACGGCAAGTTCACCCGGATCAACGCCACCGTGCGGAAGTACGCAAGACTCCTCGGCTGGCCGGAGGGCGCCGAGGATCGCGTCATGGCCGGCGGACCGGTGCTCGACGAAAGTGCGTCAGGCAAGAGTCCATCGAGTGAGGCCTCTTCGTCCGATCTGGGCCTGTCGCCGGAAGTCGAGTACGAGCTCAGGACGGGCGAGACACTCGGCTCGCAGGTCATCAACCTGGGACCCGATGACGAGGACGGGCACATCATCGTCGTCCTGCAAGGCCGGAAGGGCGCCACCCCGGAGGAGGTCGAGCGGATCGCGGCGCGCTATCGGCGCGCTCGTCGGCATCTGCAGGGCCTAGCCGCCGAACCCGACGCGGTTGCAGACCCATAGCGGAGTTACCGCAGGACACTCGCGTAACTCCAATAAGTATGGTTGCATGCACGGACCGTCACCGAGAGGGGGGCACCACTCGGCGGATCGGGGAACTCGTGCAACTCACCATCGGAGTGGAGCGTCGGCCTGGGCAGTACTTCCTGCCATACATCGAAGATCACGACACCGGATGTGTCCTGCACTTCCACAACGACGACATCACAGAAGAAGGGGCCTCACTTTTTGCTGAGGCCCTGACAGAACAGGCCCGTAGGTGGATGCCCCGCGCACCGGAGACACCTCGCGGGCCGCAGATCCCGGTCACCATGGATCTGCGCACAGACCTGCCGGACGGCGTCTTCATCGTGGTCGACGACCGCCCGACGTGCATTGCGTACACCGTGCGCCATGGTCTGATCAGCGAGCGCGGCGCCAAGTCAATCACCCGTCATCAGTCCGAGAGATCACCGGACTGGGAGCGCCGCCCCGTGCGCCAACCTCGCCACCTCCACGCCGTCTGAGGTCGGCCTTCGGCGCGCGCGGCGGGGGAGAGACATGGCCTACGCACAAAAGGTCTACAAAGTCCGTGATGGCAAGCAGACGAAGCAGTTCACGTGGAGGGCGCGATACAAGAAACCCGACGGCAGCGTCGGCAGCGAGCCGGGATTCCCGACCAAGAACAAGGCGGAGGAGTGGGGTGAAGAGCAGGAACGGAAGATCAAGGAAGGCACCTGGATCGATCCGGACCTGTACCGCTCACCGTTCGGGAAGTTCGCCAGGAAGTACATGGCCGAGCGCCCCAAGCGGGGCCGCACGATGGACACCCGCTGGGACAACCTCGACAAGTACATCCTGCCGAAGTGGGAGCACGCGCCGCTGATTTCGATCACCTGGTTCGACGTCGACTCCTGGCAGATGGGCCTGCCGTGCGACGACGTCACCAAGGGGCACTGTGTGTCGCTGCTGTCCACCATCCTCACGGGCGCCGTCGACGCGCGCTGGCTGCCGCTCAACCCGGTCTTCGGGCGCAAGCGCACCAAGCCGGTGGACCACACTCCCGCCGTCGTCCCCGTGAGCGGCAACGACAAGAAGCAGCTCCACTCCCCCGAAGCGGTTCTGCAGGTCGCTGACCGCTTGGGGCCGGCCAAGGGTCTGCACGTGCTCACCACGATGTTCACGGGGGTCAACTGGGGTGAGGGAATCGGGCTGCAGCGAGAGCACTGCCTGCTCACCCGCAGGCAGGCGTGGGGGAACAGCATGTGGGAGTGCCCGGTCCTGCGTGTCGTCCAGGAGGTCGCGGAGTACGAGGACCGTGACGTCGACGGCAAGAAGCTCGGCACCGTCATGCGGCTCGAGCCCGTGAAGAACAAGTACCGCGTCCGCGACCTGGACCTGCCGCCGTTCCTGGCACGGCTGTGGCAGTACCACCTCGCCGACTGGCCGTACGACTGGGTGCTGTGCACGCCCAACGGGAAGTGGTGGCGCCGCAACAACTGGGGCAAGCAGTACCTGCGTCCCGCGGCCGACGGCCGGCCCGAGCGCAAAAAGCGGCAGGGTGCTTCCTACCGCGAGGAGTGGAAGCCGCTCGCGCCGGGGCTGACGATGCGCGGCCTGCGTCACCTCCACGACTCGCTCCAGGACCAGATCGGCGTGCGGGCCGCGCTCGCCTTCGAGCAGGCCGGCCACAAACGGCCCGGCATCAAGGGCGTGTATCAGCACCCGACGCCGGACATGCGGCAGGAGCGCCTCGACGGCATGGAGGAGATCTTCTGGAGGGCGATGGGGAACCTGGGCTGGGAGACGCTGTGGGGCCGTGTCAGCCTGGTGAAGCGGCCTGCCGAAGTTGATCTCCCAAATTCCGCCCAAACGATCTTCCTGGAGGATTGGCGGAACAGGAGGCGAGGGTATCGTGACAGGTCAGAAGCCATGTAAGGGAAGCTGACCGGGTGTTTCAGCACCGCTCTCCTAAAGCGGGTGTCGCAGGTTCGAATCCTGCCGGGGGCACCAGGTCAGACGATTGAAGGCCCAGGTCGCGGAGCAAGTCTCCGCTCCTGGGCCTTCATTGTGTGCAATCTGGCTACATCCCCAGACAGTCTGACTACACCCTCGCTACACGAGGCCTGCGCCTAAATCACGCCCAAATGATCATGACGTCTGCGCAGGTCAGGACCAGAAGGCAACGATCCCCGCGCCCAGCGCCGACGCGAGAGCGGGGGCCACCCTCAGTGCCAGGCCGCCGCAGAGGGGGGCACCACGTGGGACGGCCTGGCACGTCGGGGTGGGGGGTGGGCCTCGGTATGTCTAACGCGCTTTCCATGCCCTCGTCAGTCACCCGTTCGTGTGAACAAAAGTTCGATTTCTGGCAGGCTGTGTAGCCCTGCGGTCTCGGTCAGAGTGCCGCAGGGCTCGGGGCTGCACGCTGCTCACGCCACGGGATCCTCCTGCCCCAGAAGCCTCTATCCACACTGAGAAAGATCAGAAAAAGCCCGGTGTCACCGGGCTGACATATGATCACGCAGCTCAGAGCGTGTGTCGAGTGCCCAGCGACCTGCCCGACGACCGCGAGTGGATCCTCCTCGAACGCCAGCGGGTCGGCAGATGCATCCGCGACACGCGTCTGCACCACAACCTGACTCAGGAGGACGTCTACCTCGCGGTGCCGCTGGCCCGCAGCTACTACCAAGAGGTTGAATCCGGCGTAGCAAATCCCACCCTGGACACCCTCAACGCCATCGCCCGTGTCGTCGGCGTGCCGCTGTCCGATCTCGTGCGGGGCCCTGTGACCAGCGCGGGGGGATCCTCGGCAACGGGGTGATAGCCGCTCTCGCCGGCATCGAAGGCCAACTGGTGCGGTGACCCGCGGCCGTTCGGGGGTGCCGGCGCACGGGTCACCGCCTGTCGCCCTCGTTGCGGCACTGGGGCGACGCCTGCCGCCGGGGGAAGGTTCCGTGGCCCGGCAGCAGGGGGCTCAGGAAGCGGTCGTCCTCTCCATATGGCCGCACAGCGTGCGCACCGAGTCGGCTAACTTGCGCACCACCGACAGGCGCACAAGCCGTGTGTCGCCGCGTCCGAGGCGGAGATGTGCCCGTGCCGCGAAGACGAATGCGCGGGCCAACCTGCGTGCCTCGCCCCCTTCCGGGAGGCCGTCGGCCGCTTCCTCAACGGCGAGTACAAGAAGGGACAGGTGCCCCCGCAGCTGGAGCCTCAGTGTCTCCAGATCCTCGTCGGACAGCGGTGCCCCGCCACCCTCCGCAGGCATCCGGGCCGCCGCTTCCCGCATGACGGCAAGGTCGATGGGCAGGGCGCCCGCCTCGGCGTCTGGAATGCCTCGGGCCGTAGTGCTCATGTGCGGCTGCCTATCGGTGTCAGTTCGTATGCCTCGCGGCAGGAAGCGCACGCGGACAGGTCGCCGGTGCCGTGACCGGAACCCTGGTCCTCGAGCTCTCGTACGGGGCGGGCGGTACGGTCGTAGGCCTCGTGCCATGAGCACCAGCCACCGACGCGAGCGGGCTGGCGAGTCTCCATGGTCACCTCCTCCGCTTCTGCCGCGGGTGATGCGCGCGCATACGGACGTTGCAGTCCGAGACCCGTGACATGTCGCCCTGTGCCCGGGCCTCGGAGCGCTGGTGCCCCAGAGCAGCGCATTCCTTGCAGTCGGATACGGGCTCGGGGTCCTCAAGGGGCAGGCTCAGCCCGATGGGGGCGCGGTCCATGGTGGTCACCGGGCGTCCTCCCCGTGAGCCACAGCACGGCAGGGGAAGGCGTGAGAGTGCGAACCTCTGGCCCATGCGAGGGCCTGTGATACAAGATGCATTGTCGATCTGCTCCGATCAGGTCGGCCATTGCCCCGGGACCGCGGCCGGCGGTCGCCGGGGCACAGAAGTCAGTCCGCCTGTTCATCCCCGACCCGCGGTCCGAAGGCGTCCTCGAGCGCCGCCTTCAGGGCATCCGGGTCGGTGAGCATGCGGCCTTCGCCCGGGCACATCCGCCAGTGCGGGCCCGGGCCCTGAGTCCGACGCGCCGGCGGAACCGGCACGGTGTCCCCTTCCTCAACCGCCTGAGCGTGGTCAACAGACCACCTGGATGCCGTGCCACACGGAGTGAAGAAGTAGACGACGGCGCCGGAGGAGTCCTCGACCACGGCCCCGCACCGCGAACCCAGGATCGCCATCGCGGCGAGACCAAGGCTCTTCGGCGTACGGATCGCGTCCCAGTCCTCGCCTGCGGTCTGCAGCGTGCAGGCCAACGTGGTCGATAAGGCAGTCGCGGACATCCGGGCTCCTCGGCACCAGAGGGAATCAGGTGTCTACAAGGGTGGCCCTCGTATCGACGCCTTCCGAGGACTTCAAGAGGCCTTCTTGCGGCCGAGAAGCGGACTTTCTGTAGGCCTACCGGGTGACGAGTAGCCAGACTGAGGACCTCCGAGGACACTTGCTGCGTGCCCGATATGGAGGTGAATGGTGGCCAGCACCCCAGGTAACACCCGGCTGAAGGCCGCGAGGATCGCAGCCGGTTACCACTCCCAGCAGGCCCTGGCCGATGCACTCGGAGTCGGCGTGAGGCAGGTACGGCGATGGGAGTCCGACACCCCGCCCTGGCCGCAATCCGAGGTGGCCCAGGCTCTCATACGCCTCCTCGGCCAGGACCTGGAATCCCTCGGATTCAACCCACCCCCGGGAGTACAGACGGGCAACGGACGCCGTACGGTGCTCGCGGCCACAGCAGCCGCGGTCGGGCTCGTCGCAGTCCCCACTCAGGCGATCGCCATGCAGCCCGCCTCTGTCGCCGAGGACTTCGCGGCCGTCACCCGCTCACACCGGCGGCTGTACTGGTCCGTGGCCCCGGCCACCCTGCACCCAGCCGCACTCGCGCATGCCTCCCTCGGCTGCGCCCTGCTCTCAGAGACGGCGGGACAGACCCGCCGCGCGGTCGCCGCCGCCCTCGCAGAGACCTGGCTACTCGCCGGACGCATCGAGTTCTTCGACCTCCGCGACGCCGACCGCGCCCAACAGACCTTGCTCCGGGCGCTCCAGGCCGGTGGCGAGGCCGATGACCCCCTGCTCGGCGCGGCGGTCCTGGCACACACCGCGTTCATCCCGGCATGGGAGGGCCACCGCGACGCTGCCGTGGAGCGTATGGTCGCGGCCCGTACCTACGCTCGCCGAGGACCCGCCCCGGCAGAGATGCTGGCCTGGCTGGACGCCGTTGAAGCGGAGTGCGAGACGCGGTGCGGCAACACCCGCACCGCGCTCCACCTGATCGGCCACGCCGAGACCGTCCTCGCCGCAGGCGGCAGCCACGAGGTCCCGGAGTGGCTCGACTGGTTCAGCCCCGTACGCCTGGCCGCCTTCAAGGGCAACACCCAGCTGAAGGCCGGCCACTTGCCGCAGGCCCGCACCACGCTGCTCGGCGTCCTCGAGGACCTGGACCCGAGCGAAGAGAAGCAGACCACCGTCATCCTCGGGGACCTGGCCGCCGTCGAGGCCGCGGCAGGAGACCCCGAAGCCGCATGCGGGTACGCGCGGCGTGCGCTCGATCAGCTCGAGCGCACCTGGTACGCGATGGGCATGGACCGGGTACGCGAGGTGCGGCGTTCACTCGCCCCGCACCAGCACGAGGCGTGCGTGCGTGACCTCGACGACCGGTTGTATGGGTGGACGACGACGGTCAGCGCGCTTGCTCGTTGAACTCGGCGATCAGGCCGGGCAGCTCGAGGAGGCTCTCCACCCGGAAGGTGGGCAACTTCCGCGCTTCCTCGGTGTTCCACTGGATCGTCGCCCACGGGCCTCGGTGAACGAGCGCGGTGTGCATGCCGGCCTCGGCTCCTGGGCGCAGGTCGTTGTCGACGCGGTCACCGACGTAGAGGATCTCGTCGTTGGCGAAGGGGGTCACCTCGGCGACGCGGCGGAAGAACTCAGGGTCCGGCTTGCTGGCGCCCCAGTCGTCCGAGGTGCCGATCAGGTCCACGTCCGCCGTGAACAGCTCGCGCAGGATCCCCCCGGCCCGTACGGTCTGGTTGCCCGCGATCCCGAGCCACAGCCCGTCCGCGCGCAGCTGGCGGAACGCGGGCCGGACATCGGCATAGAGGTCCTCCTCACCGAAGGTCTCCGGCTTCCCGGCCTGGGCCCGCTTCTCCCGCTCCTCGTACAGGTCGAACCCGGGGCGGAACTCCTGGAAGGTCTCGCGGTAGTCGCGGCCCTGCGCGATGACCGCGCCGAACATCGCGGCGAAGGTGTGTCGGGGTACGTCCAGCCAGTCGGCCCAGGTGCCGTACTCCCGTGTCTCGTCTACAAGGCACTCACCGACGTCGAAGACCACAGAGCGAATCATGCGGGCAGCGTACCCAAGGCCCTGCGGCGGATAATTCTCATCGCTTTGTCAGTGGCTGCCCGTATGCTTCCCGGCATGTCCCCCGACCTTGGCCGTGGTTCCGTGCGGTCTGCGGCCGACCTCAACCAGCGGATACGCACCCTCTTCCACGCTGCCGGCGGCTACCTCCGACCCCACGAACGCCTCGAGTACGAGCAGCTCGTCACCGCATGGGCCATCGCCGACGCAGCCGAACGACGCCCCCGCCCCTCCTACGCTGAGGCCGCCTGACCCCCGGGTGGCTAGCCACCCGGCCGATGCGTCGACATCACACGATGCCCGACCGGGAACGCCGCCAGCAGGTCGGCGCGAGACACACGTGGGGGTCTGGCTGGCACCTGTCCACCGCCGGTACGGTGCCACTCCTCGGGGTGAATGGCGGCGCAGGCTGGGGGAGGATGGCCGTGAACGACGGCATAGTGACGAGCCACGAACGACATACAGCGAGGGGAGGTCACCGCGTGGGTTCTGAACTCGACATAACGCTTCGTGGTCCCCACGCTGGCATGGACGCGGGCGCCACTCTGAAAGCGATGGAGGCCCTCCTGCTCCTGCTCAAGGAGCTGGAGGTCACCGAGACGGGCCGCTCAGCACCACTGCCCTCCTCGCCGTCCAACCGCCGACGTAGTCCCGCCTACACACGGTGGACCTTCACCCAGCTCGGCCTGGGGAGTACTCGAGCGGCCCTGGCACCACTGCAGGTGCCGGAGGCCTCCAGCTACGAGCAGGTTGACAGGGTGCTTCACCAGACCGTAGAGGGATTCGCCGCGGCCGAGGACCGCCCCGAGATCCCATCCGACTGGACCATGCATGCCGCCCAGTTCGGCATTCTGGTGGCCCGTACCCTTGGCGCCTCGAGGGAAGTCGGGATGCACCTGGCGCTACGCGTCAACGACACGATCGTCGCGGAGGCCGAAGTCACCGAGCGCGCCCGCCGGAACCTCAGCAACGCGGTCAAAGCCCGCTACACCACCCACGGCTCCCGTCGCGGCCACCTCGGCGGCCTGTCTGACACAGGAGGCCACCTGAAGGCGGTGCTCTGGTCAGAGGTCGGTCATGAGCGCATCCCACTGATCTGTGGCAAGGAACATCGCGAGCAACTGCGGCAGGCATGGGGGCATGACCGGGTGGAAGTGACAGGTCTGATCACGGAGAACGCTCAGGGACAGGTAGTGAAGATCAAGGTGGAAGACATCGAACTGCTTCCCACCGAGCCGTCTCTCTCCGAGGACGACCTGCACGGCGGGTTCTGGCCCGATATGACCGGCGGCCTCGGAGCTCTGCAGCACCTGGCGGTGATCCGTGGCGAGGCCTGACAACCCGCGGCGCGTATACCTGGACTGTTGCTGCTACATAGATTGGGCCGAGGGCAAGTTCAGCTGCGCCGCCGTGGAGACGTGGCTGCACGCCGCCAGGCGGAAGCAGGTCACAATCATCGCGTCCACCGCGATGTTCGCCGAGGCCCGCGGTACGACCAACGGCCAGCGGGACACCACCACCGGTGAGAAGCGGATTCGTGACCTGCTGCAGGAGCCGTACGTGACGCTGGTCGACGTCACCCGCCGCGTTGGTCTGCTCGCCCGGGAGATCAGCGTCGAGCGGACACGGATCAGGGGTATGGACGCCCTGCACCTGGCCACTGCGGTGTATGCGGAAGCAGACGTCTTCCTTACCCGGAACTTTCGAGACTTCACCTCTGCCGAGCTGTACCGGGGAGTCTGGATGGAAGAGCCGTATGAGTACGGCGGCGAAGGCCTTTTCCCCGTCCCACCGAGCTGACATACGAGAAGCGGCCCTCGCCCTCCCGAAGGAGGGCGAGGGCCGCAGCCATCTCACACGTACTGTCGTCGGGTCGGATCCAGCCCAGCGGCCCGCAGCCCCACCGCACCGCCGCCTTCGTCCTCTGGGGGCGGTGACCCGTCCCGTCGGCACACCAGAGAGTCCGGGTCCCACGAGGGCGCCTGCAGGCTGTACCCCTCCGGACACGACGGCCCGGCCGGACCCTGCTCCCCCTGCTCGCCACGCTCGCCCTGCGGGCCAGCCGGGCCGGGCTCGCCTTGCGGACCAGGCGGCCCGGCAGGTCCTGCAGGTCCGGCCGGGCCCTCTGCTCCGGGTTCACCAGGCGCGCCGGCCTCTCCGTCTGCCCCGTCCTTTCCATCGCGGCCCGGCTCGCCCGATGCCCCCGGCGATCCCGGCTCTCCGGGCTCGCCCTTCTCCCCGGCAGGCCCAGCAGGCCCTGCAGGGCCCGGAATGGGGACGGGGACCCGGGCCCGGTCCTCGAGGTCCTTGACGGCCTGACTCGGATCCGGCGCCGCCGGCACCTCGCCCGCCGCTTTCACCTGCTCCCGCAACACCCGAACATCGGAGGCGAGGGTGCTGACGGCCTCGCCCCGCCGGTCGGCCTCAGCAACAGCCTGCTGAAAATAGGACCAGCCGACGACCGCCGCCCCCGTGAGGGCGATCAGCCAGCAGAACACGGCGATCCACCGCCACCGCCCGGCCAGCGCCAACTCCGCACGCGTCACGACGGATCGCCCCCCATCTCAACGATCCTCACGCGCAGCCGCGCGATCGTCTCCCGGTCGGCGAGCCGCTGCTCCAGCAACTCCTCGATCCGCCGTTCCTTCTCACTGACGTGTGTCTGCAGGGCATCACGCTGGGCGAGCATCTTGTCGCGCTCCTCCTGGACCTGGTCCATCTCGGCGACCATCCGCGCGTTCGCGTTCTCACCCCGCTTGCCGAGGTAGGCGACCACCGACCCCGACAGGACACCGACGAGCGCGAGTACTGCTCCGACAGTGGCAGCGTCCACGCGCCCCTCCAGTTGCTGTGGTGCAACAGCCGCCGCAGCGGCCGGTGTTACTGACCGCCGTACGACCCGCCGCTGTAGGGGCGGGTGACCGGAGGCAGCGTGTCCTGCGCCGGATACGCCGGCGGCCTCGCCCAACCGAGCAGGAGGCCGGCCAGCTTCTGCAGGACGGTCCCGCGCGCCTTCATCCCCGCCAGCTCGAGCAGACGGAACAGGGCGTAGTAGACGAGCGCCAGGGCCAGGGTGACCAGGCCGGTGATGGCCTGGGAGTCGACCTCGACGCCCGCCCACACGGCCAGGCTTATCAGCCACCCCGCGACGAGCGGGACGACCATGCGCATGAGGGAGATGAACAGAGAGGGCATGCGAGCCCCTTTCCTCGGGCAGGCCAGAGACCGCCCCTGACCTGGGGTGCAATGAAACGCGTGAAAAAATCACACCGAGAACTAAGGCCTCGGCCGCCCTACAGGCGGCAGATGCCGGCCAGGACGCGGAGCAAGTGCCCGGGCCCCACCCGCAGGCAGCAGCAGCCCGGACACACCAACCGCTCCAACAGCCGCCTCACTTCGCGGGCAGCTTCAGGACCTGGCCCACCTTCAACCGGTCCGGATCGACCTCCGGGTTCAGCGCCACGATCTCCTTCGAGCGAGCACCGTCACCCAGCTGGCGCCTGGCGATCCCCCACAGCGTGTCGCCCTTCACCACGGTGTACGAGCGCCCCGGCGACCAGCCCGCCTTGTGCTTCAGCCGCTCACTGATCCGCGCCTCGACGTCCGCCCAGTCCAGACCACGCGGATCGACCTTCCCGAACTGCCACTCGAGGTGCCGTATCACGCTGCGCACGGTCCAGCCGTGCGCCCGGCAGAGCGCGGCCCCGACGCGGACGATCGCCTCGACCTGCACATCGGGCCACGGGTCATCGCCGTCGCCGAGGTTCTCGCACTCGAACCCGTAGAAGTGGCGGTTGCCGTCGGTCTTGTTCTCGTTCGCCTTCGGCAGGGCCTTCTCCGCGATGACCGCCCTGAGGACGTCCGGGTCGCCGGAGCCAGCGTGGTTGGCACGCCCGTACCCGACGAGGTGGACCCGACCGTCCTTGGTGATGACGCCGTGGCACAGCGGGCCGGGAAGGCCCTCGTAGCCGTCGCGACAGATGCGGACAGTGCGCTCGCTGCCGGAGGTCACGGTGTGGTGCATCATCACACCGTGGACCGGGCCCCACGGGCCCTTGTGATTGCGGTTATGGTCCCGCCAGTCGCCGACCTCGACGACGTTCACACCTTCGGCTCTCAGCACGGCCAGGAACTTGGCCGCGCTCAGGGGCGGCGCCATCAGTCGTCACCGCCCGGCCAGGTCCAGGCGGCGAACGGGCCGTTGATGCCTTCGAAGCTCTCGGCGTAGACGAGCGAGGTGCGCCACTCGGGGGCAGTGTCCTTGTCGGCCAGGACGCGGACGTTGACCGTGCTCGGCGACCACACGCGGGTGATGACGGCCGGGGCCGTGGTGGCGCCGTTGTTGGTGGCGGGGTCCATGGGGACCAGGACGATGTCGCCGACGCTGGGGTCCGTGGACGGCCGCGTGATGCCGGACAACTCGGCGAGGTTGGCGAGGGCGACGGCCCCGGCCGCTTCGATCCAGGCCAGCCGGATTGAGGCGGTCAGCTCGTCCCAGTCGGGCATGGGCAGGCCCTGGTAGTTCTTGTGGCCGGTCGAGTTGCCGTACGCCTCGTACGCGACCTTGGCCAGCTCTGTGGTGGACGGTGGGGACATGAAGGGGCTCCAGACGTGACGAAGGCCCCGGCCATCGGTGGCGCGGGGCGGGGAGTTGGGGGGTGGGTCAGAGGGGCTGGTCAGGCTTCGCGGTACCAGCCGGTGATGGTGATGATGGCGCCGGCCAGTAGATGGGCGCCTTGGACGTTCAGGATCCTGTTGTCGGTGGTGGCATCGCCGGAGGCGGCTACCTGGTTGCGGAGCCGGTCGATCGTGGCTCCGGATCCGGTGATGAGGATGACGGCGGATCCCTTGGTGGACTGGCTGGCCACCCTGACGCTCTCGCAGGTCAGGTCCAGCGTCTGCTGGATGGTGCGGGATGGGGTGGAGGGCAGGCTGACGGCGACGCTGCTGGTGCCGGACCCGGCGGCGTTGACGACCAGGCCGATGTTCACCCAGACCAGCTTGCCGAGCTTGTAGTAGTCGGCGGTCTGGGTGGTGAAGGTGGCGGATCCGCCGTTGGTGACGGTGGGGGTGTAGGTGAGGAGCCCGCTGTCCTGGGGGTTGATGTCCGGGGTGGTCGACTGGTCATCGAGAGGCCCCGTCGTCCCCGACCCGGTGAGGTCGTTTCCGTAGCGGCGGATGTTGGTGCAGGTGTTGGTGATCGACACACCGTAGGCGGCGTCCGCACCCGAGCCGAGCGTGCGGATCTTGTTGCCCGTGAGGAGGATTCCGTCGGCGGAGGTGGTGATACGGATGCCGAAACTGCCCGCCGTGCGGGAGGCGCCCTTGATGTAGTTGGACACGACCTGGACGTCGGATCCGCCCTGCAGGTGGACGCCGTGGCTGGACGGCTCACGGATCGAGTTGCCCGTGATCTGCATGCCCGTCGCGGGCGCCGCCGCGATACCGGAGCCGCCAGGCTGGTAGATCCGGTTCCCGGTCACCGCGCCGCCAACCGCGTTGACCATGCTGATCCCGGTCCCGCCCACCGCGCGGATGAGGTTGCCCGTCACGGTGACCTGCTCGGCGTACTCCAGCCGCACACCCGCACCCGAGGACGACACGGTGTCGACGACGTTGTCCGCGACCGTCACTCCGGTTAGCTTCCCGGTGGCTTCACCGCGGACGAGGATCGCGTCGTCGTACCCCGTGAGGCTGCGGAAGGTGTTGCCCACGACCGCGCCGCCTCGGGTCTCCTGGCTCGCACTGGTCTGCACCCCGGAGGCGTTGGTGGTGGCGTTGGCGTCCGTGGTGTCGTTGGTCCACAGCCGCACCCCGGCCCCCTGACCGGCGATGGTGTTGCCCTGGATCAGGCAGTCCTGCCACGCGTAGGCGCCCACCGCGTACTGCGCGCCGCCTTCGACGGTGTTGCCCAGGACGCGGATCCGCTTGTGCCAGCGGTCGATGGTGGCGGCGTGGGATCCGACGCCGCGCGGCCACGCGACGGTGCCGGCCGTGCCGGAGGCGCCGATGTAACAGCCGCGGACCGTGATGTCCTCGCACGCGGTGTTGTCATACGGGCCGAACCCCCCGAAGACGCTGGCGGCTTTGGCGAGGTCGACTTGGACAGCCTCGGAAAACGTTCTGCCGCCGGGGTCGATGTAGCCGCGGAACTTGCAATTGTCGACAAGTCCGTTCTTCGTGGAGTTGAGTTCGATGCCGTGATAGCCCGGGGTATCACGGACTTCGAGGTCGCGGATGGTGACGTTCTGGGCGTGCCCGATGCTGATACACATCGCGCTCCCCGTCAGCCCGGACGTGGTCCCCCTCATGTTCCACAGTCCGCCCTCGATGAGGATGTTGCCGTGGCCGGCGTAGCCCGCGAGGTTCTGCTCGGCGTCGCCGTTCAGGATCATCGTCCCGGCGTAGTTCCGCCGGAACTCAGCCCCTGGCAGCAGCGTCAGCCTCGTATTGCCGTAGATGCGGAGGATCTCGCCGATCATGTAGGTGCCGGAGGGGACGATGACCCAGCCGCCGCCTGCCGCGTACGCCGCGGCGAGGGCTTCGTTGATGGCGGGGGCGTCGTTGCCGGTGCCGTTGCCGAGTGCCCCGTACACGCGCGGGTTGTAGATGCGCATGCCGGACAGCTGCAGGCTCTGCGGCGTGAAGACTCCGTCGACGGTGAGGTCGCCCTCGACGTCGAGGCCGTCGAGGGTGGCGCCGCCGGTGACGTTCAGTCCGCCCTCGACGGTCAGGCCGGCCTCGAAGGTGGTGGCGCCCTGGACGGTGCCGCCGCTGGTCTTGGACAGGGCGTCGGCCGCCGCGCTCGCGGCTTCCTGGGCGAGTTCGCGGGCGGCCTGGTACCAGCGGACCGGGCTGCCGCCGGGCCCGTTGTAGGCGTACTCGATCGCGGTGACGTTGTCGGCCTTGAAGGAGCGGATCGCGCCGGGGGTGTTGGAGCCGGTGGGGTTGCTGCGCAGCTCGCTGATGGGGGTGGTGCCGTCCATCTCATACAGGGCGGTCACGAGTTCGTTGGTTCCGGCCCGGTAGACGAGGACCTGGAAGTCGGGGACGACGTTGCCGGCGGTGTCGGTGAGGACGTCGGCCGGGCTGCCGCCGAAGGTGTAAAGCGCCACAGGTGCCAAGGCCTCCTTAGTCGATCCAGTACTCGCCGTTGATGCCGATCCACGGGGTCCCGGCCGCCGTGGGCCCGTCCTGGGACCACCAGGTGAGGTCACCGGCGGTACCGAGCGTGGAGGAGGTGTCGACCTCGAGGATCTCGATCTTCCCGACGCCGATGGTCACGTCGTTGGCGAGGGAGCAGGTACCGGCGTACTGGCCGATCTGCTCCTGGGGGATACACGACGTGGGGACGGTGCCGAGTTTGACGCCGTTGGTGGGGATGACCTGGCCGTCGGTGCGTTCGATCCGCCCCCGCAGGGAGACCCGTTTGCCGACGAGGCGGGCCTGGGGGGTGTAGCCGGCCGACACCTGGTAGCCGGAGGCGAGGGTGATGTTCTGCCAGGCCGGGAGCGGTTCCCACACCACGATCCAGGTGTTGGAGCCTCCGTCGGTCTTGATCCAGGTGGTGCCGTCGTCGGCGACCGCCACCGTGTGCTGCGGCGCCGCGGCCAGTGTGGCGTTGCGGTCGGCGAGGTCGGTGACGTGCTGGACCAGGTGGGGGTCGAGGGTGGTGGCCAGATCGGTGAGGGCGCCGACGACGTCGGGGGCGTCCGCGCCTGCGGGGACGGGGAGTTCTGCGTATCCGATGGTGGGCAAGGGGGTGCTCCTACGCGGAGAAGGTGATGGTGATCCGGCCGCCGGTGACGGCCATGTAGTCGCGGGAGCCGGTGGCGTAGATGGCCAGGCCCTTGGCCGCACCGGAGGCGAGCTGGGAGCGCCAAGAGGCGGGCAGCGTCGCGGTGCCGGTCGCGCCGACGCTGAGCGACAGCAGTTCCTCCGGCCCGTCGTCCAGGTCGAGTTGCCCGGACGGCGGGGAGGAGTGGTCGTGCAGGTACAGGTGCATGGGCCTCTTCACGTTGACGCCGGCGCCGGTCTTCCGCGAGAACCGCACCTTCATCGAGGCGACGGTCTTGCCCGCGCACGCGTTCTGGATCGCCGACCCGTAGAACCAGGCCCCGCGCCGGTTGCCGCGGCCTGTCCAGTCGCCCTGGGTCGGGGAGGCCGCGTACTCGTCCGGCTTCCCGTTGCGCCACGATCCGGAGTCGGTCGGCGAGATGGTGACTGGCTTCGGCGCGGGCACGTCTGGGGTGCCGGGTGAGGGGTCGGCGACGGAGCCGACCTTGAAGTACAGCTCCAGCTTCCCGTCGATTTTGCGGACGTGGACTTCGGTGGCTTGCTGCCAGCCGGTCCCGGAGGGGGCGCCGGTGCCGTAGGTGGCGGCGCGGACGACCTGGGTGTCGATGGCGGCCTGGACGGCGATCTGCTCGGTGGCCGCCTGCTCATCCTCCACGGGGTCGGCGCCGAGCCTCCACAGCACGACCGGGCGGGCGGACAACCGTACGGCCACCCAGTCCCCGGCTGCCCTGCCCCGGTAGGAGTCCGGGCAGGCCACCTCCAGCAGCAGATCCCCGTTGCCCAGCTGGAGGTTGACGCGCCCGGACTCGGTGACGTCCGCGACGACCGCCGATACCACCTCACCCCCGCCCCCGCCTGCCGCTTGGGCTTGGGCGAGGGCGGCGCCGAGCAGGTCTGCGGGATCGTTCATGCCAGCCTCCTCGTCGTCGTACGGGTCGCGCAGGACATGGAGGCGGCGCCGAGGGTGTAGCTGAAGGAGTCGATGATGTGCGGCTCCCACACCCCGGTCTCGGTCTCGACCTCCACCAGGTCGCCCGGCTCGAGGGCGGGGTTGCACACGGCGGTCAGCGTCAGCGACGCCTTCACCCCGAGGCTGTCGGCGAGTTTCGCGGCGGCGACCTCGGAGGCCTGGGTGAACGTCGTGATCAGCGCGGAGGCGTGGCGCTGCACCCGCAGCCGCACCCCGTACAGGCCCAGCCGTTGCGGGGCGAGCGGGTCGTTGACCGGGTCCGGGCCCGCGTACGTGATCGAGTTCGGGTCGTCGTCCCAGGCGTAGGCGGGGCCGACCGCCGGGGCACCGTCGCCGCCGTCACCCGAGACCGCCCAAACGTTGGCGAGGCCTTCGCTGGTCTGCTCGGCCTGCGGCTCGACGAGCGCACCGCCCTGCCCACGGGCGATCCTCCACACGACCGGATCGTCCAGGGTGGGGACGGGGCCGAGGGTGACGACGCCGCGGGCGTCCACCCACATCTCCCCGGCCAGCGCCGCGGCGATCCCCGTGCCCGTGCCGGTGCTGTCGGTGCCGCCGGACAGCACCGCCCACCGGTCTTCCGTCGCGGCGATCTGCGGGATGAGGGTGTCGGGGCTGATGCCGGACCGCCACGCCACCGGGATACCCGGCAGCGCCTCCCCGACGAGGGGCTCCACCAGGTCGCGGGCGGCGCCCGGGCCGATGGTCCGCGCGGCTGGGAAGCTGGCTGCGCGGAGTTCGTCCTCGAGGCCGTTCAGTTCCACCGAGACGGCGCCAATTCGATCTCGGCGGGTGCGGCCGACGGTGTAGCGGCCGGCCGGGAACCAGATCGTGTCCGTGCGCGGCAGGGTGATGCCCTGCCACAGGCGGACGTTGGTCGCGACCGGGTTGATCCCGGCGCGTCCGGCGGTCACCCCGGTGAGTTCGGCGGAGGCGGTGTAACGGACCTCCGCGGTACGGTCCGCCGTGACCGACGCCGACCCCGCCACCACGCTGCACGCCGTCCACGTCTGTCCGCCGTCGTTGGACCAGTCCGCCTTGTAGGGGCGGCCGGTCGCCTGCGGCAGCGCCGCCAGCACCCGGGCGCTGATCGGGAGCATCAGGCGGCCCCGTTGGTGGCCAGCGACGTGAACGAGCTGTAGGCGGCTGCGGCGGCGTCAAAGCTCGCGTACGCCCCCGCCAGCACGTCGTACGACCACTCCGGCATCCGCATCGGCTGACCCGTGGTGTCCGGGCGCTCGACCTGGACCACGCCGGCGGTGAACGTGCGCGAGCCGTCGGGTGCGGCGTCGACCGCCTCGGCGGGGTCGGACAGCAGGACGTACATGTCGGGCCGGTGGTAGCCGGGGCGGGTCTGCAGCAGCCGCACCCCCGGCGTCGTCAGCAGCTCCCGCACCGTCTCGATCGCGTCGCCCTCGGCGTCGAGGGTGATGTCCGAGCCGGCCGCCCCGTACACGTCCTGCGCCGCCACCGGATACGGGCTCCCGGCGACCTGGGCCTGGTCGATGCGCGCGCCCCACGCCAGTTGCGGCCACGCGGTGACGGTGACCCGCGCCGAAGTACCCGGCAGGTCCAGCGATTTCAGCCACACGTCCGCCACCGGCGACGGTTCGGGCACCGTGATCCCCACCGACGATGTCGGTCCCCAGGTGCCGTCGGCGAACTGGGGGCGGGCGGTGTAGGTGACGCCGACACCGAGGGGGGCCTCGTGGTCGTAGGCCTGCCCCGTTCCGGCCACCGCCCACGCCAGGTTGGCTCCCCGCACGGGTACGGGCGCGCTCGCGCCCGGGTCCTGGCGGGTGATCAGGACCCGGCGCACGTTCGCCACCCCCGCGAGAGGGGTGGCGGCGGTGTAGTCGACGGCCAGGACCACGCCCGCCCACGGGGCGTCGACGATGGCCGTCAGCCAGCCGTCCGGGCTGGTGACGGTCTCCGGCGGCGTGATGGGCGGAACATCCGGGTCCACGATCATCGGCATCCGGGCTCTCCCTCCTCTCTGCTATTGCTTGCGGCCGGACGAGGCCGCGCGGCGTACCCGGGTGAACCCGGCGTTGACGCGGTCATCGGCGCGGTCGTCGACGTATGCGTCGAACTCGTGCTCGCCCACGACCAGGCGCAGCCGGGTTCCAGGGGCGAGGCCCTGCGGTGTCGAGGCCGCGATGGATGCGGGTGAGACGGTCGGCACCTGGGGGACGGCGGCGTCCGCGACACGGGCAGCTGCAGCCGCCACCCTCGAGGCGGTGTTGTCCAGGCCGACCTGCAGGCCGAGACCGGTCATCTCGCCGGTCCACTGGGTGCGCTTGGCCGGGGACTTGATCTTCAGCTTCGCTTCGAGGGCCGCGACGAGGATGCCCCCGAGCGAGGTCATCTCCTTCTGCAGCTCCTTCTTCTGGGCTTTCAGGCCGGTGAGGAAACCGCGGCCTGCCTGCGTACCGGCGTCGAACATGGCATCGGCCATGGTGTTTCCGTATGACCTGGACAGGGCGGCGCCGGATTTGGCGAGCGTGTTGAGCTGGCCGATCTGTCCCTTGGACGCTCCGGCCACCAGGTCGATCAGCGCCCCCTCGGGGCCCATCGCGACGAGCTGGCTGATGAGGTCCTGACTCAGGCCCTTCTTGGACAGGGCGGCGATCTGCTGCTGGAACGTCTTCGCTGTGGCCTGCCGGGACGTCAGTGCCCCGAGCAGGTCGGTGACCGTGCCGACCTCGCCGACCTGGGAGAGGCCGAGGAAGTCGGCGGCGGCCTTCTTCTGGTCCGAGGCAGCCGACCGGGCGGCCTCGAGGCGGGCGTCGACACTGTCGCGCTGCTTGGCCAGCGCCTGCAGCTTCACCGACGCCGCCACCGTGGACGCGGCCAGCGCCTTGCCCGCCACACCGGTGGCGCGGAGGTCCTTGGTCAGCTCGTCGAACGCCTTCTTGATGTCCGCCGCGCTGGCCGTGAGCGCCTTCGTCACCCCGGTCAGGTCACCGGCGATCTCCTTGCGTACGGCGGCCTGCGCCTTCGCCGCCTTGGTCTGGGCGCCGCTGGTGCCCTTGGCGAACCCCTTGAGCACGCCGAGCCCGGAGGCCATCCGCATCGACGTCGCCGAGTCCCACACCGTCGCCCCGTGCGCCCCGAGCTGCATCAGCTCCGGGCCCCTCTCGCCGACCCAGAACATCTCACCCGGGCGCGGCCGGCCGCCGCCGGCGTACCCCTTCGGGGCCGCGTTGGCGTTGGCCTGCTGCACGCGCGTGATGTTGCCGTAGCGGGCGACGATGTACCGGATCGCCGCCGCGACGTTGCCGACCGGGTCGAGAATGCCGCGCGACCGCAGCGACTTGGGTACGTAGGCGCTCCACGTCGGCGGGATCGTCTGCGCCAGACCCTGGGATGGCACGCCGTTCTTCGCGTTGATGTCCCACCGGTTGACGGCGGAGGCGTTCCAGCCGGACTCGCGGGTGATCAGTGTGTTCATCCCGGCGAGCCACTGGCCGATCGTGCCTGGCGGCGGCACACCGGCCGCCTGCAGGGCCCGGCGGATGATCGTGGCCCGCTTCCCCGTCGGGATCTGCCCCCCGCCGAAGCCGGCCGAGGACTGTGAGGCGCCCTTCTTGTCGGCCTTCTCCGCGTACCCGAACAGGGCGTCGATCATCGCGGTGGGGACCTTGGCGATCATCTTGCCGATGCCGGAGTCCAGGTGCGGGATCCCGCGTAGCAGCGGCTTGACGACCGTGTTGACCCCGGAGCGGGCCGAGTCGGCGAGGGTGTCCTTCAGCCACTTCGCGCCGGACTTGACCGCCTCCCAGGCGTCCGATCCCCAGCCCTTCGCGGTGGAGGCGGCTGAGCCGACCCACCCGAACAGGCCGCCCCCGTCGGCGAACCCGGGACGGCCTCGCCCGCCGGCCGCGGCCCACTTGCGCAGGGCCATGACCGCGCCGTGACCGCCGGCGCCGCGTACCTCCTTCGCCGTCCATACGTGCTCGTTCTTCGACAGCCACGCGGGGACGTCGTCGCTGGTCTCGGTGCCCGCCCCGAACACCGGGCCGCCCCGGGCGAACTTGTACTTCGACAACTTGGGCGCGCCGAAAGCCGAGGCGACTTTGTTCCAGACGCCTACGAGTCCGCGGTTGTAGACGGTGTCGACGACGAACTCGACCGGTGCCTTCGCGATCCCCTTCACCTTGTCCCAGGCGACCTTGATGGCGTCCTTCGCGGCGCCGAAGGCATCGCCGGTCTTGCCGACCGCCGTGCGCAGGGCCGCGAGCACCGGCTTGATGCCGACGTTGTAGACCGTGGAGATGCCGGTCTTGATGCCGTTCCAGGCGGGCATGATCGCGTTCTTCCAGAGCCACGTCGCTCCGGCGCCGACCGCCCGGAAACCGCCCTTGACCAGGTTGAAGTAGATCTTGACCCCGGCCCACCACAGCTTGAAGCCGCCGATGATGAACCCGATGACGGGCCAGATGGCGTTGCGCCACAGCCACATCGCGACCGCGCCGACCGCCCGGAACCCGGCGCCGACCAGGGAGAAGTACAGCTTGACCCCGGCCCACCAGAGCTTGAACCCGCCGATGATCCACCCGATCACCGGCCAGATCGCGTTCTTCCAGAGCCAGACCGCGACCGCGCCGAGCGTGTAGAAGACGACGCCGACGGCGGTGAAGTAGATCTTGGCGGCGGTCCACCACCATTTGAAGGCGGTGACGATGAACCCGATCACGGGCTGCAGCACGGACCGCCACAGCCACAGCGCCCACTTCGCGGCCTCCTGCCAGGCCACGACCAGGGCCGCGAAGACGGGCTTGAGGACGTTGTTCCACGCCCACAGGGCCGCCGTCTGGATGCCCTTCCAGACGGCCTGGACGATGCCCCGGAAAGTCTCCGATTTTTTGTAGGCGACGACCAGCGCGACGCCGAGCGCCACGAGCGCGATCACGATCAGCGTGATCGGGTTCAGCGCCATCACGCTGTTGAGGAAGGCCTGCGCGATGGCGAAGCCTTGCGTGACGGCGGTGCCGGCCAGGATCGCCGCACGGTAGATGGAGAAGACCGCGGTGACGGCCGCTGTGGAGATGGCCTGCGCGTTCAGCGCGATGGTCAGCCCGCCGACGAGCACGATCACCGGGAGCAGCCACGCGCCCCACTGCTGGAACCAGCGTCCCGTGGCGCCCGCCGCCCTGCCGGTCCATGCCAGAGCGTCGTTCAGCCCGCGCAGGCCGGGCAGCACGACAGACGTGACCACACCGCCGACGACCCCCATCAGCTGCCGCTGCAGAACCTTCAGTTCGGTGGAGGTGTTGCCGCGGATGGTGTCGCCGACCCGCTTGGCCGCACCACCGAACTGACCCAGTTCGGCGGCGGCCGAGGACGGGTCCATCGCGAGCAAACTCGCCCCGAGGTCCTCGGCCTGGGTGCCGAACAGCTGGACGGCGATCTGCGACTGCTTGACCGGGTCCTTGACGCCGCGGAGCTTGTCGAGGGTCACGTCCAGGACGCCGTTGGCGGCCTCACCTCCCTGGGCGAACTGGGCGGCCATGTCCTTGGCCGACAGCCCCAGCGCCTTGAACCCGGCACTGCTGGAATCAGAGCCGTCGATAGCCCTGATGCTGAACTCTTTGATCGCATCCGCGGCGATATCGCTGTCGCGGGCGCCCGCGCGGATGGCCTGGTTGAGCAGGCCGACCGCCGTAGCACCGTCGAGCCCGGCTTTGCGAAACTGAGTCGAGTACTCATTGATCGTCTCGAGGAAGTCGCCGCCCTTGTCAGCGGACGACTGCAGGCCCGCGGTCAGCAGGTCCAGCGCGGCAGGGGCGTCCTTGGCCAGACCGGTGCGGATGAGCTGGGTCGCGGCGTTGGTCGTGCCGACGAGGTCCTGCTCGAAGGTGTTCGCCAGGTCGGCGACCTGGGTGGTGATGGCCTTGATGCTCTTGGTGGTGGCCTTGTCGTCGATCAGGCCAGACCCCATGACCGCCCGCACCGCGGCGGCGCCGTCCTCGAAGGACTCGACGACCGCACCCGAGTACAGATCGCCCGCGATCTTCCCCGCCTGCTTGGCCCCGCGCCCGGTCAGGCCCAGCTGAGCGGACAGCTTGTCGGCCATCCGCTCCTTCTCCACGGCCGACACCGTGGCCGCCACCAGGACCGCCCCGGCCGCAGCACCAGCCGCCGCCAGGCCCTGCTTCCACTTCTCGCCGAACCGGGACCCGGACTGCTCCCCGGCCTGGTCGGCGGCGTCGGAGGCGGGGCCGAGGAGCTGACGGCGCAGCTCGTCGCCGATCCCGCGTACGGAGGGGATGACCTGCAGCGTGGCGTAGCCGACGGACGGCATAGGGCACCCCCTGTGTTCAGTTGTTGATCAGCGGATCTCTCCTGCGGCGATCGCCCGCTTACGCTGGGCGGCCCGGGCCAGGGCCGCCTTGCGCTTGGCGACGCGTTCGGGGGAGTTCTTCTCCCGGCCGCCCCGCACCCCGGGGCGGGGCACGGGCTTGGGCGGCTTGGACCGTTTGGACTCCTTGACGCCCTCGTTCTGGCGCTGCCAGTTCGCCACCCGCAGCTCGTCGATGACGAGGGCGGTGAGGTGTTCCTGCAGGCCCCACACGCCGTCGGTGTGGCCCAGGGCCATGCGGGTGCGGGCGTGCGGGGGGAGCTGGCGGATGTAGCCGCCGAGCTCCCGCCACGTCAGCAGCGGCCGGCCGTGCGCGTCGCGCGCGAACAGATCCGACAGGCGGATGTTGTAGTGCTCGCGCAGGTCGGCTTGGACTGCCTCGCCGTGCTCTCTCAGGAGCCGGACGAGGCCTCCGATTCCCCCTCGGCCACGCCGCAGTGCTTCCGGTAAGCCTCGAACAGGGCCTTCAGCTTGTACTGCGGCAACTCCTGCTTGCGGAAGTCGGTGTAGTCGTCGCCGAGGGCGGCCTGGAACGCGCCGAGCATGGCGCCGATCTCACCCCGTTCGGCGGCGTCCATCAGCTGCCAGACGTCCAGGGCCTCGAGGTGCTTCATCTCCCAGCGGCGGCCGGCGAAGTGGACGCGGAACGGGGACAGGTCGCTTTCGGCCTTGACGGCGTCGAGGTTGAAGTCGAACGGCTGGTCGTCGGGGGCCTTGGTCGCGGTTCGGCTGGTCATGGGTGTTACTCGCTCTCGTTCTTGCTGGGCTGGGGCTTGAGGACCTGAACCGTCTCGGTCATGAGCGTGAGACGGACGGTGCTGATGCCCTCGGGGTTGAGGCCGATCTCCATCGGCTGCCGGGCGATCAGCCACGGAAACGGCTCGCCGTCGACGAGCACTTGGCCGCCGGGCTGCACGACGATCTCCTTCGCGCACACCGGCTCCGGCGTCTCCTCCTGCCGGGTGGCGGCGCGCCGCTCCTCGACGAGGGCGGCGGCCACCTTGGAACGCTGCCGGGGCGGCAGCACTTCATCAGGGCCGGCGACGATGCCGAGTTGGATGGCCTTGGCGTGGAGCTCGGCGTCGGTGAACTGCAGGGCCATGTGTCGCGGTTCCTCTCGTCGCGGTTCGGGGGTGGGTGGTGCACCGGGCGCGGGCCGAACCGCGACGAACTCCCCGCGCCCGGGCGATGGGTCAGGCCGTGACGGTGACGGCGCAGGTGTCGGTCTGCCCCTGGTACGAGGCGGTGACGGTGGACGTGCCGGGCGCGATGCCGGTGACGAACCCGGCGGACACGGTGGCCTTGGTCGGGTCCGACGAGGTCCAGGACGCCAGCGCGGTGACGTCGGCGGTGCTGGCGTCGGAGTAGGTGGCGGTCGCGGCCAGGGCGCTGATCTCGCCGTCGGGGATCGACAGGGTGGCCGGGGTGACCGAGATGGACTGCAGGACCGGGGTGGCCTGACGGGTGAACAGCACACCGGCCGAGGTCGGGAAGATCGTCGCGGCGATCGTCGCCGACTCGAGGTCCACTTCGTTCTCGCCGTGGTCCCCGTCGAGGGAACACTCCGCGTACTGGGCGGTGATCAGGCGGCGCGTCTTGTCGCCCTCGCGGGTCTCGAACGCGACGAGCACCCGTTCCGGCTTGGGCACCTTGATCTGCGTGTCGGTGGACCCCGGCCACACCAGCTTCCTGGTCCACTCGTTGTCCTCCAGGCACGTGAAGGACTTGGTGAGCTTGAAGTGGTTGCGGCTGGTGCGGACGAGGATGCCGCCCCAGGCGAACTTGTCGTCCGTGTCCTCGTCGCGGGTCTCGGGGAAACCCTCGTCCCCGTCCAAGAGGCCGATCAGTTTCCAGTCCGCGCCGAACGCCGTCTCGGCGTTCGCCGGAATAGCTGCGCTCAGGTTCCAGGACACGTACACATCAGCGTCGGTCCACAAATTTGCCAGTGTCGGGTCGCCGGCCACGGCGCCCTCCTCTCATGTAGCAGGTCAGCAGGGAGCCGCAGTTCAGCAGCAGGGGCCCGCCGCCCGGACGCTGCGCGCGCACCGGAGTCTCAGCCCGGAGGAGGCTCTCTGCCCCATCGCCGGGCGGCGGGTGTCTGGTGTGTCAGGCGAGCCGGGGCTTGATGTTGGCGAGCACGGTGAACGTGCTCAGCGGATAGCCGGAGACGTCGTCCACGGCAGGGATCGGGCCGGTGCCCGGGCGGACGCCCCGGATGACGGGACCGGAGTGGACGATGAGCAGGCCCTGGCAGAGCATCGCCAGGTCATGCGCCTGGTCGTCGTCCTCGTGCCACACCGTCACCCGCAGCGTGACGCGCGCGTTGGCCATGGACGAGTGCGGGCTGTCGGAGTCCTTGCGGACCATCACATACGGCAGACGCTCAAGCTCCGGCGACCGGTCCGCCGGCACCCTCGTGCCCACGCTCACACCCTGGACGAAGGCCTCGACGCGCGCGGCGAGCGCGTCCCGTAGGACGGTGGCTCCGGCGGCCTGAGCGTCGTCGAAGACGGTCAACGTCTTCATCGCTGCCACGCCTTCACCTCGAGCCCGGCCGCCGCCGCGGCCCGGGTGAGGATGCCGTCGCGGGCCTGCCACGCCATCGCCTGAACGTCCTCGATGACCACCGTGGCCGCCCCACGGTCGGTGGTGTAGCCGCGCACGGACACGACCGTGCCGGAGGGCACGTTCGCCCGCACGTGCCCGGCGATCTGCCCGGCCAGATCGTCGATGACCTGACGCATCTCCGGGCCCTTGAGGACCTCCCGAACGCCGGCGGCATCCAGCCGGAAGTCTTGGAGCACGAGAGCCTCCTATCCGGTGGCGCGGTTCATGGTGAACTCGATGTGATGCACGGCGCCGGTGAGCGGGCCCGGCCACTCGGCGACCTCGCCCTGGACCTCGAGGACCATGCCGCGCCACTCGATCCGGTCGGCGGCCGTGATGTCCGGGGCGGTGCCCGGCTCGGACTGCACCCGCCACCCAGTGACGACCGCCGTACGTGTGGCATCGGTCTGCTCGCTCTGGCTGGCGGGCTGGATGTTCAGCTGGCCCACCGCCAGCCTTGACACCGCTCCCGCCGACCAGTCCTTCACGGTGTCCCCGCCGCGGCTCGTGCGGGTGCCCGCGCGTACCCGTACGACGCTGTCGTGAAAGAACATCAGACGTCTCCGGATGCACGGACCTTGTGGCGGTCGACGGTCTTGACCCAGGCCTCCGTGGACCCGGACGCGGCCTGCGCCCCGAACGTCACGGACTGCCCGCCCACGGCCTGGGACTGGACACCGACCGGGATGGTGAACGCCGCCTCCGTCCGCTCGCCGACCACCTCCGCCACGTCCGCCGGGCGGGTCGCCCAGCCGTGGCTGTAGGTGACCTGCAGGCAGCGCAGCTTGTCGGGCCACACCTTGCAGCCCAGGCGGCGCAGGATGCCCTCCTCGGACCACTGGTAGTCGGTGCCCTCGACGAGGGTGACGCCCTCGAGGACCACCGTCGTCACCGTGACCGTGGGCCACACCGGCAGCAGGATGGACTCGCGGCCGTTGCCGTCCAGCGTCACCTGCTCGTTCTCGGTGACCGGGTAGACCTGGTGCCCGACCTGTCCGCGGAACCGGCGCGTCGCAGCCCGCAGCGCGAACTGCAGCTTCGGGTCGTCCTCCGCCCGGCCGAGCTTCACCGCCAGCTCGGCCGGGTCGGCGAGGAACGTCTCAGCCACCGGGGCTCTCGGCCTTGTTGGCCGCCGCCGTGCGGGCCTTGTTCGCGGCCGCTGTCTGCTTCTTGGCGGCCGTCTTCTTCGCCGGCGCCCGGGCGGGCGCCTTGGCCGGGGTGTCGCCGCCGGCGTCGGCCGGTTCGGCGGCCGCTTGGTCGCCCGCGTCGCTCACCGCTGCCTCCTTCTGATCGCCCGGATCCGCCGCAGCCTGCGGGTCTCCCGGCGCCGGGCTGTCACCGCCGGAGTCCGCAGCCGACTGCACCGGCTCCGCCCCCGTACCGGCATCAGCGGCGACCATGGCCTGGACGGTGCTGGAGTCGTCAGCAGCGCCATCGCCGTCACCGCCCCCATCGGTCTCGCCGACCGGCTCGACGACCGGGATGGTCGACGCCGCCCCAACGACGTCACCGGCCCCGACGCCGAGCCGGGCGGCATCGGCCTCGTTCAGCTTCATCACGGTCGACACGCCGCCGCGCGTGACCCTGTACTTCTTCAGCGGACCGCTCACCGCGGCCACCTCCTCGATGCGTTGGTCCACCGGCACCACGTCGGAGGGCGGCCCGCACGCAGCGTTGGCTGCTCCGCACGGGCACCGCCCTCCGGCGTTGCGGTGGGTGAACAGCGTCACGACGCCAGCTGGCCGGACGTCCGCATGGCCGCGAGCAGCGCGTTCAGCTTGGTGCGCAGCGCGTTGCAGTCGGCCAGGAGCGCGTCGTACTCCGCCTTCGTCGGGGTCGCGCCGGCGGCCGCCGAAGCGGTCGCGGCTGCGGCATTGGTGACGGCGGCGGTCTGCTTGCCCTCGCGGGCCCTGCCCCCTGCGGGGTCGAGGTACGCCATGGGTTCAGCCTCCGATCAGGCGGTCAGGTCGATCTCGACGAACGCGGACGGCTGCAGGACACCGAACGCCGCGCGCATCTCGGCGAGGATCGCCACCAGGTTGCGGACGAAGAAGTCCAGGTGGGAGTCGGTCACCTGGACGGTGGCCTGCTCTCGGTCCCACAGCACGGCCTTGCGGAAGTCACCGACGTAGCCGGTGCCCGCCGGAACGGCCTCGGTCTCGACGACCCCGACACCCCACAGCGGGTTGGCACTCCCGGACGCGGTCGGCCCGCCGAAGTAATAGCGGCCCTCGTTGTCCTGCAGGAGGTCGAGGGTCTCGAGGTCGGCCGGGTTGAACAGGTAGGCGTTGGCAATGGACCGGCCCACGGTGCGGACCTTGGTCCGCGCCTTCCTGAGGGTGGTGAGCAGGTTGGTGTCCCAGGCCTGCGCCTGGACACCGGACACGGTGCCGAGACCCTCGAAGTTCTCGCCGGTGCCGTCGCCCTGGATCATCTGGTCCTCGAGCTCCTCCTCCAGCCCGTACAGGAGGAAGGCGTCGAT